TACAGTAGGTAATTGTCGAGGCTAATCGTGTCGCAATCCGTAACCGTAGAGGTTCTGCTAACTTCATCATTGCTACACCTCGTGTGTGTGCAATTTTAGAAATGTTACCAGAATTCCAGTGGATGCCAGTTAACGGCAACGTTAACACGCAGCCAACAGGAATCGCTAAAGTTGGTACTCTCGGAGGACGTTTTACCGTCTACCGTGATACCCGTACAGATGCGCAGTATCTTTCAGGAGCAAGAACAAATCAGGTTGAGTACGCCCTCTTAGGCTACAAGGGAACCGAATACTATGATACAGGTATTGTATATTGCCCATACATCCCAGTTATGATCCAACGCACAGTTGGTCCTAATGACTTTGCACCACGTGTAGGTCTTATGACTCGCTACGGCGTAGTTGATCATATCTTCGGTGCATCTTTATACTATCACATGATCATAGTTAAGGGTCTCGGACAAAACTTTGCAGGTAACGGCGCAGTCGCCAACTACCTCTAAGTTTAGTTCAGCTAAAGAAAAAGTTCGCCCCAATCCAGATTGCTATGGGTTGGGGCATTTTCTTGCCCAAATTCTTTACAAAACCTCTTCATTTGTTAATAAATGTATAGGAAATGTAATTTTTATTTATATAAATTATTTAAAATCAATAATTTATATTATCTTCCCGAAACCAATTTCGGGAACATCAATTTTCTTTAGAAAACTCAGCATCAACAATCTCTAATGGTTGTTTTTTTGTTGATTTAGGATTAAAAATTTGAGACATAATTTCATCTCTCGTTGCAATTAATACGTTTGTAGTGTTAGGTAATTGTGGTCTGTCTGCATTAGCGGCAATTTCCATTCTCTTAACTTCAATGTTATTTTTACTTTGTTTGTTTTGAATATTAATTTTATTAAGTTGATCAAGTGCTTTTGTTGCTGAATTAATAAGCTGTGACAATGCTGATATTTCTCTTGGGTCACTACCAGTTAAAACATTATCCTTTAATGCTTGAACAGCACCAAGTGTTGATTCAACTAATGATGCTGATTTCTTGTACACATAATCCCCAACATTCTCATCAGTAAGTTCCTCTAATGGTTCTGGTTCTGGTATAATTGTTTTGGCAGGAACTGCATCTGCCTTTAATTGATCTATAATTGAATCTATTTCGTTATCGCTTGACATGTAAGTATATTTACCTATATATTTATATATGACAACAACAATAACAATACAAAACGTTGGAACTTTTACTATTCCAACTTCAAGAGTACACGAAATCATTAACTGGATTAAATCTGCACAGGTTATAATGCCCCAACAACAAACAACGGAAATGCTTTCTAGCCATACTCAAAGTGATGGTAGAACTTTGATAAACGGTTGACATTTTCAAAATATCCTCTATCATTGAGGGTATGAGTTTGTATAATCAATTATGGGTCGAAAAATACAGACCCAAAATTTTGCAAGATTTGGTATTGTCTGAAGAGAATTCAAAGTTTTTTTCAACTATAGACGAAAATACTCCACATTTGCTTCTACATGGTAATGCTGGAACAGGTAAAACAACTCTTGCCAAGATCTTAGTTAATGATGTATTGAAATGCCAATATCTTTACATTAATGCATCAGATGAAAATGGCGTAGACACAATAAGAAACAAGGTAATTTCTTTTGCGCAAACCTCATCACTTGATGGTAAAAAGAAGGTAATCATATTAGATGAATTTTGTGGTACGTCAGGGGAAGCTCAAAGGATCTTGAGAAGCGTAATGGAAGAGTATTCTAATACCACTAGATTCATTTTAACGGCGAACTATATTAATAGAATCATTGAACCCATACAATCTAGGTGTTTGAGGTTTAAGATACAACCTGATATAACTGATTGTATTAAAAGATGCAGTTATATTCTTAAATCTGAGAATATAACTGTAGATGAGCAACAAAAGATTACTTTGGTAGAACATATCAAAAAACACTATCCTGATTTAAGGAGGATTATCAATGATTTACAGAGATTTTCTGCTTCAGGTGCACTGACAATTAAAGAGTCTGATGATATTAAGAATTTGGCAAAGAAAGTATATACCAATTTGACATGTAAAATCGATTCTATTGAGATACGAAAGATCGTCATAGAAAACGAAAGAAGTTTTGCTGGAGATTATCAGACTCTTATGAAAGAAATTATGGATTTCTTCTATAATTCGGCAAATATAAAGGACGATAAGAAGAAAAGAATCTTACTTGATATAGGCGAACATTTATATAGAGACAATTTCGTAGTAGATCACGAAATTAACTTCTTTTGTTGCCTAATGGCTATCGAGAATATTTTTTAAGCTTTGTAGGTTTAGCATATACTGCACCACTAGCAGGGGATGCAGGGATTGCAGTATTAGTTAAAGGTAACTCATCATCAGAAGGACGATTATTAATAGTAATGTCAATTTTAACTGGTTGAGCTTTCTGATCACCAATAGGAAGCTCGTACTTATTTGGTGTTCCTTGAACTGGAGGAAGATTATTTCCAAACTTTAAAACTTCAAGTATTTCAAAACTAGCAGGAACGGTGAATTCTCCTAACTCTGTAGGAACTGATACACTTCTAGGATCTTGCTTTAAAATTAAGTAAGCCATACCCGCACCTTCATTATCATTTGCGTCCTTTACATCCTGCATTGCACCATGACCAACAACTCTTTTGATAAAGAAGAAATAATTTCTTTCGATTAAATCAGTAATCCAATTAACAAAAACTTCATCACCACTATAATGGTTGATAAAATAATTGCTTTTTAGAAATGAAGGTTTAAGTCTTACTGGACTACCCTCACGGAATCCACCATTTGAGTAATGTGAAAAGGCTGTTTCTAAAAGTGTATCAAATTTATTAAACTTGGTCATATGCTATAAGTATATTTACACTTGTCATGGCAACAATCGACCTAAATAATTTAATTCAACCAAAAAAAGTTAATTCACCTAATACTTTAAATAGTAATCAAGTTACCATTACTAGTCCAGTTTATAAAGATTTGCACTTGGATCTTTCTTTTTCTAATAATGTTGGATTAGGAGATAAACCAGCACAAGGTGGTGATATATCTGTAGATACTGATATTCAAGCTGTTAAAAACTCAATAAGAAACCTTTTTACAACCATGAAAGGTCAAAAAGTTTTAGATCCCAATTTTGGTTGTTCTTTAGAATCATTTTTATTTGAGCCAGTTAGTGAATTAGGTGCACAAGCAATAGGAAACTTAATATATGATGGCATAACACAATATGAACCAAGAATCACAGTTTTACAAGTTTATGTTGTACCAAATCAAAACAATTCACCATCATATAATTTAGATGGTAGTCAACTTTCAGTATTTGTAAGAAACAACAATACAATTTCAAAAAATCCAACTGCATCTTATGGCGAAGGTTATGCGATAAGTGTATTTTATCAATTTAAAGATTTACCAAACAAGGATGTTATCACTATTCTTGCTCAAATGGGAGGACAAGTGATAGTTTAAGATAATTATTAATAATGGCTAATAACAATTCATACATTTCTTTTGACGGTACTAGTATAAGAGATCTAATAGTTCAAAGACTAAACGAAGGACAGATATTCACCGATCAAAATTATCAAGGATCAAATTTATCTGCATTGATAGACGTAATAAGCTATACTTTCAGTACACTTTTATACTATTTAAATAAAACATCATCAGAAAGTTTGTTTTCAGAAGCACAAATCTATGAAAACATGAATAGAATTGTAAAACTTTTAAATTATAATCCTGTTGGTAAAGTTACACAAACTGTTGGGTACAATATTAACTCAAAAACTAATTTACCAGCTGGAAATTATATAATACCTAGATACACATATTTAAGTGTTGGTGGAACAAGTTTTTCGGTTAATAATGACATATATTTTACAAATACTGCTGACGGGTTAATTCATTTACAGAATCAAATTTCTGATTTATTCTTATACCAAGGACAGTTTCAAGAATATCCAACTTATAATGCATTAGGTAATAACAATGAAGTTTTATATTTAAATTTAGGCACATCAACTTATATTGATCATTTTAATATTTTTGTTTATGTAAAGGATATTAATACTGGTACTTGGTCACAGTGGTCACAGACTCAAAATTTATTTTTAAATAAATCAACTGATAGAGTTTATGAATTAAGATATAACCCAAATCAAAATTATGAAATTAAATTTGGTGATAATATTAATGGCAAATCTTTAAATATAAATGACAATGTAATTGTTTATTATCTAAATTTAGATCCCGATGCACAAACTATAGCTGCAAACACTATAAACACTAGTAGTTTAATTCCATATAATAGCATTAATTTTTCAGAAATCCAAAATGATATTTTAACTAGTTCTCAAATTTCATCTTTATTAACAAGTGATCAAATCAAGTATATTTCGTTATCTAATGAATATCCATCAAATCCTTATTCACAAGAAGAAAGCGTTGATCAAATTAGAAGCAATGCATCAAAAAATTTCAGTTACCAACAAAGATTAGTCACAACGTTAGACTTTAAAAACTTTATTAAAAATAATTATAACAATATCATATCAGATGTTCATGTAGTTAACAATGATGATTACTTAACAGGTCATTTAAAGTATCTTTATGATATTGGTTTAAATTACCCTCAACTTGATGGTAGAGTATTATATAACCAAGTTCAATTTGCAAACAGTTGTAACTTTAACAACATTTATGTGTATCTTGTTCCATTAAATGGAACCCAACAATATGTAAATGCTGCACAAAAAGAACTCATTTTAAATGATTTACAGGCTGGTAAAGTTTTAACGTCACAGGTTGTACCAATTGATCCAGTTTATATGGATTTAGATTTTTATGTAAAATCTCCATTATCTAAAGTAAACATTAATGATATTTCTAAATGTAAACTTTTAATTCGTAAAAGTTCAAACACGAGAAGAGCATCTTCTGGTATATTAAATGATGTTATTAAAATTATAAATTCTTACTTTAATAATACCACTTCAACTTTAGGTCAGATGATTGATATTAATCAACTATCAACTGACATTACAAATGTTGATGGCATTGAATCATTTCAAACTTATAGAAGCGATACAAATACATATGTTAACGGTCTTTCATTGATTATATGGAATGAAACATATGCTAACCTAGACGCAAATGTTACTACACAAAATATACAATTGCAATATTTCCAATATCCAAAATTCAACAATATTACAAATTTAATTTCCAGAATTGAGATAATAGAACCTTCTGGGGTTATACAAGTAACAGACTATTAAAAACTATGTATATAGTTGAATTTCCATTACCATTAAACGAATCAATATATTTTGATTTTACACCACCACCAACTTATGCTGGTCACATTAATAGGTTTCCATTTAAAATCAACATAACGTCTTCTTATGAAGGTGATCATATTGTAACATTGGATAGCAAGTATTCAAGATCATACACACCACAAGCTAACACCTATAAATGGTCATTCTTAAGACCAGAATGTAGATTCTATGATTTAAGCGGCAAACAAATTTATTCCATAAAAACCAAAGATACCTCTTTATTTTTAGATAGCAATAATAATTTAAATACACTTAGTGGTACATTTGCTGGTGTTAGTGGAACAGCAGAGTTTTACTTTGTTGATGACCTTTATAACTTTGATTTAGCTATATCAAATCAACCTTATACAACCATTTTAGCAACATTACAAACGAGCGGATTAAATGTAATAGACGGTAACAGAGAATACATAACATTGGGATATAGTAACAGTGAGGCAATTGCATTACAACCACACATTTTTTATTATAGAGAACCAGATTACATTAAAGTATCCGAAAATGGAATAAGAGATTTTATAAATCCTAGATGGTCAGCAATTCAACACCCTGTTATTTTTAATATCAATTGGAAACAGTATAAAGATACTTTCAATGATGGTAATGAAATTACACCAATTAACGAACAATCAAATTTCTGTCATTACTTTCCATGCAATGCATCATCCAATATTAATATTCATGCAGGAACCGTAAATTTAAGTTCATACTTTACCACACCCCTAGAAATCAAAAAAACAGATCAAAATGGATATCTTGCATCTGGATATTGCAAAACATTTTTAAACGTTCCATATCAAACAACTTTAAATGTCATCTTAACAGCTTCTTCGACATTTATGTCTCCTACATTGTCAGGAAATGATTATTCAAACAAAATTTGGATATCAAATCCAAATGCAGGTGTGATTGGACTCGTGGAATATCATGCTCCGCAAAATTTTTTATTGGAGAATAATCAAAATTTACAAACAATACAGCTTTATAATTTTAATGTTCCGATTATACAAACACCCGATTTTACAAAAGACAACTATTCCACATCAGGATTTCATAATATAAATAGTATTGCTGTATTACCACCACCGATACATCAAGCATGGGCATGTGATGGTGACTTAAATTATCTTTATAAATTTTCATCAAGTGGCACAATATTATGTGCAATTGATATTAATCAAGTTGCAACAGATAATAATCTGACATTCTTTGTAGAAAATCAAGTTTCTCCAGCATCAATTTCACTCGATGGAAAACAAAATATTTGGATGACGTTATATGATACATCATCAATATTAAAATTTGATAATAACGGAAAATTTAAATTTGCTGTAAATCCATTAGTTTCATTAAAACCAAATATTAATAATGATTGGTATAAAGCAAATGAACCAATTAATATTGCCATTGAAACTCAAAATTTTGTTGAGCCAACATATTTAGATACTGATACATTCAATAACGTTTGGGTAACTTACTCAAATTATGCAAGCGGTTATCTTATAAAATATGATGAAAATGGAAACGTTTTAAAAACCATAAATTATCCTGTATCAACTTGTCCACAAGATGTCTTAGTTGATTGTAATAATAACGTATGGGTAGCTCTTTCCAATGACATTTATAATTCAATTGGATCACTTGAAAAAAGAGATACTAATGGAAATCTTTTAAGTTCATTTGGTAATATAAGAGGCTTAAATAACCTTACTGTTGACATAAATCAAAACATATGGTTTACATATTCATATTCTAGAATAGCAACAATTGATAATCTTTCTGGAAGTGTTGCAACAATTGATATATCTAATTATGACGACACGCCGTTAACAACAACTCGTGACAACCCTACAGAATTAATTTATACACCATCTCCTCAATCTGATACGATAACCAATAGTATTAATAACATTAATAAAATAATTTTAAGTCTTGATAATGTTCCTGCAAGTAAACCATATGGTGCTATTTCCAACTCTTCATATCAGTTAGCAAGTCAACAACTTTTAACAGCAAAGTCTCAAATACAACAAGCAGTTGTTGATTATTCGATTACTAACTATCCAGATGCAATGTCTAATAACCCAACTTTAACAGCAAAATGCTTTAGAGATACTGGGTATATAGTAGATGCATTATCATCTGATATTGCAAATAATGCAAATCATCGCTGTATTGAAGTTGGTAATTTATATTTTAAGGGTGTATTAAAAACATTAACCACAGGAAATGGTATAAATATACCAGTTATACCGACAGAAGAAGTACAACCAACTATTAATGCTATTTTACAGATTGCAACATATGTTACAAATAATAATATTGTTACCGATAGCGCAAGACAAGCAAATGTAGCAGCAAGAGTTGCTAACATAGTATATCCTCTTCAAAATAGCGGTGCATTAAATTCATATTTTCCAGCTGGTTCTGCAACAGCAACTGATATTAATATTGCCAATATCATAATAGCAAACCGATCACTTTTACAAAATCAAGTTTCTAATTATGTTGCAGCAAAACAATATTTAATAAACACAAATTCTAGTATAATTCAGATTTGCAACAGAGATGTAGGTTTAATAGTTGATGCAATATATAACGATTTGTTAACGGGTGTGAATTCAAGATCAATAGAATATGGATTAGCTTATTGGAATGGTAGTACATCAAGATTACCAGATAGTTTGGTTTCAGATCACAAAAACAAAACAATTGACACGTTCAATTATCTTAATAAATGTATAAAGAATATTCTTGTAGCAAATGGCAACATTACTTCATCAGCAGTTTCAGAATATAATGTCTATCCAGATAAAGGATTAACTGTTCCCGACGATAATACATCAGAGACAGCATTGGAAGGTATAGCATCAGACGCAAGAGGATTTATATACGTTATAAATTCTGTTGAAAATCAAGTTTATGTTTTTAATAGCAATACAAAAAAATTCATAAATAAATTTTATGTAAACCCAAAAGGATTTACGTTTTTTTCACCAACTGATCAGTCTGGTACAATCATTCAATATAACCCATATCAAAAGTCTGCTCAAGCTTATGGAGATTGGACAGGATTTAAATGGATAAACAAATATAATCATAACATAGACATTGCACCGCATCAAATTTCTTTATCTGGTCAATCCATTCCGCTTAATTTTTATATAAATGATAGCGTAGACGCATTCAAGGTCAACGAAAATAAAGATCTGGGGGCGCAAATGAAATCATTGGCATTTATGCCAACATTACAAGATAGCACATACATGTTTGATGAATTTTTACCTTCCATATATGGTGAGTATCCATTTAAACATGATGATTTAGGTGTTAAGTCATATGAAAAAATATCTAATTTTACCAAAAATATTGCAGACGTTGATGTTTGTGGTATAAACGAACTTTACAGTTTAGCTGCTTCGGTTAATGAACTAACAGATGATTATCAATTAAGTTACCCACCCGATATACAAAGATTAATGGATTTAATATCCATTAATCAATCAAGATTATGGGGATCACCTGCTAAAAACCAAAATAATTTTAGCAAAGCATCTGAAGACGGTATTTTTAACAGAGGAACCCTATTATCAAATAATTACATAGTTTCAGCAGGAACACCTATTATTCTACGAACAAAATCATTAAATAAGTACAATTTAATACAAACTGGAAATATTAAAGGGTTAAGTTCATATCCAATAAGCACATTAATCGACTTTATAGGATTAGATGTTATTACTTGGAATTTTTATTATGAGTTTTATCATTTTATACCTACAATTAGTACAACATATTATGATAATGTTATAGATTGGAATAATTCACAAACAACAGTAAATCAAAACCTTTCATCATTTTATCAATGGTTAGGAGATGAACAGATAGTTGATCAATTATTTTCATATAAGCTTTATAATGGATTAGGGTTAATATCATAAACCACTATAAAAACAAAGAGTTTAATCTAAATATTATAGAAGATGGGCAATTTACAATCATTTAATTTTAATCCAACAGGAAAATATCCTGATACGGAGGCATATGTAACAGAAACTGACACACAAATTGTAGATCCCAATTTAGGTCCTTACATTTATAGAAATTATCTTAGATATCAAAAAAGACCAACAAATGATATAGCTAATGCATATTTAAATACCAACACATACAATCAGTTTTTTACTTTGGGTTCATATACTTCAACTGGTTCGGTTATATCACCACTTGACCCAGCAGGAAATTTTTCCAGCGCATATCCAGCAATATATAGTACAGATGTAAGTAATCAAAAACCAATAGGATTTACTTATAATACTAGCACTATAAGAAAAACATTTCAAATACCTTCCGAATTTAACTTTTTTTATATAACACCAAACCCAACAAGTGATGCATCAATAGGGTATGTTTTATATCCAAACAAACTTATTACCATTCCAACTGATTTAGTAAAAATTCCATATGGGTGGCAATTAACTACCAGTACTAAGGTAATGTTATCTTCCGTTAAATATTTTGCGTCAACAACAATAGAATATGATGCAACGGTTTATCATTTATATAATCGATTATCTGCACTACCCACAACTGTTAATCTTTCGGATTTTATTCCAGTTACTAATTATGCTAACTATAGCTTAACATATGGCATAAGCGGATCAACAACTAGAGTTGATCGTAATGTTGTTGATTTTACAAGCAAAAACCCATCATATATTTCATTAAATTTAGAACCATCTTTATCAGCAAATTATTCTAATTCTTTAAATGTAGATTCTCTTTTCGTAACTTATAGTGCTTGTGTTAGCAACCCAACCTATAACATATCCAATGCATTAGTTGTTCAAACCTTACCAGATGTAACAAAATATTATAACAATGTTCCATTGTTTAATTCTAGTTATATTATATATTATCCAAATGCTACTACGAATAAGTTTAACAATCCAAATTTTCAATTAATACAAACAACAATAGATCCCGCTTCTGCATTACATAGTCCTAAAAATTGTGTAATGTATGTAACATTATCTACAAATAATTGTAATTTTGCATATTTTAACAATTATACTGGTTCTCCTTATTATGCAAAAGGATTAGTAGGTTCATTTATAGGTGTTAGCTATATTGCAGATTCTCCTTACATTAGAAAAACAAAAGAATTAATTTTTGGCACTGTAAACCCAACAACAACATGGAATTTAAATGTCCCATATAAACTTACAGACATAATAGATCAACCTAAAATTTATGAAACAAAATATCCACCCCATTATTATTCATATAAAACAACATTAAGAGATTCAAATTCTGCTATAGTTGATAGTAATTCATTAAATTTTTATCTTTATTCTAAAATTGTTGATCCAACAACAAATCAATTAAATAGTAATTATGTTAAACTATCAAGTTACATAACTTCTGATTATAATTGTTTATCTTACGATCTTTACTCAACTTGTCCAAATGATTACATAAGATTTAAAACAAATATATCCTCACAATATCTACCTTATGTTAATTTTAGTTATGGTGAAAATTTATCGCAATCTCTTACTGGTAAATTTTATGATATAGTAAAAAGTCCTTGGATACCAGTAATTTCTGGTAAAGATCTTTTGATAAATTATCCTAATCTTGATTTAGGTGAGCTTAATTTTACAATACGTGCAAGTCTATCATCAAGTGTAGCAGGTCAACTCGATGCGTTCAATGCAACAAATATAACACTTGGTAAATATTTGAAGCCAGTTAATCCTTGGAGTATTGAATTAGATATTTTTAATGAAACCAGCAATTCAATAACAATAGATGCAAGTACAAATAATTCTCTTGATGGGTGGCCCTATGTTGATTTAACATATTCAAATATAATATGGTATGCGAAAGATTCACAAGGTAACATTAGAAACGATTTATACTTTAATGGTGTTGATCAAAATGGCAATATTTTACAACCAATAGAACCAAATTCACAATATGCATTTAATGCTAATACTTGGCTTATAAATGTTTCGGGGTTTGGTCCTGACACTATAACAGTCTATCTTTCTGCTAATTTAGAAATCAAACCATCTAGTATTATAACTGACCCTAGCTTATTTAATTATTTTTCAACGGGGCAGCTTGGTGTAGCACCTAGTTCACCTTTATATAATTTACAATCACCAAGAGAAATAGAATTATCAACATATATTCCTTTTAATGGTAAACTTTATAATTTATCACCAGATTACGGAAGCGTACCAATGTATTGGACATGGAGTTATGATGCACAAACTGATCCAACAAATCAACCAATCAGTGCATATAAAATCGATTCAAATGGAAATATAATTTCTAGTTATAAATTTGGAACACAATCAACCTTTCAAGAAATAAGCACAATTAAAATTTTAGTAGCACCTTACAGTAATAACACATATCCTGAGTTACATAAAATTTATGTGAATGCCTATACAGATATTATTTATCCATGCTTATCTGGATCATATAATTTTTCGGTAGATGATTTACCAGATTCTAATATTATAAATGCGGATTTTATATCTACATATGATATAGATTCAGATAATAAAATATTATCAAATACTAATATTGGTCAAAATACAATCACAAGATCAGAACTTAATTATTCAATTTTTCAGTTTACACCTTTAACAAAAAATCAAAATTATTATGCTAATATAAATTGGTATATTAATGGTCAACTTGTTAATAATAAGGACAGTTCTCAAGGAATACCATATATCAATATTGAAGATGGATCTCCTAATCTATATTTCAATTTTTATACCAGTTCCTTACCAACAAACGATAGTAATCTATTATCTGCATTAGTTACAATGCAGTTGACATCAGTAGTGGCACCAGGCTGGACGAGTGCTCATGATTTCAAAGCATCAACATATGTTTACTTTTTAAGTTCTGTTATTTTTGAAAATCCCATTGAATTTTTAACATATCCTCAAGTTGGGTTCAATAATGGATTTGCTTATCTTTTAACATCAGTGGATGCTACCGACAGCAAAACTTATTTAAATTATACATTAACCAATTACCCATCAAGTTATAACAATACTGCTAATGATACTATATCATTGTGGTTATCTTCAAACCGAAATGATTTTAATTATTATGAATATCAAAATTTTAGTACATATGAAATAACAACAATAAACAGTAGTTATGCTGTTGCTGATATTCCATATAATCCAAATGACATACAATTAATGAATAATGGTCTTAAATTATCATTAGTTGCTTATAATGATACAACATTCCCCGAATCAATGGGTACTAGTTATTATGCATTATCTGCTATTGGTGAAAATAATAGTATTGTAAAACGTTCATTTAATAATACATTCACAACATATGATTCAATTTGTTCAGTAAGTGCAAATCCATTCCAATGTTCACCTTTGATTTTACCATATGATGATGTCGAATTTACTTTCAGCGTTTTAAATACATCCATTAATTTGGATGATACTAAAAACGTTGTAATCCAACAGAATTTTAATGTGTCATCCCCAACTTCACCAACTAATATTATGGCTGGTAGTGTGTATTATTGTTTATCAGGTGTTTATTGGACAGTCTGCCAAGATCTTAGTTCGGGGGTAGCATATAATAACAACAATCCAGTTACCATATTTAAAATAAAAATAGGAGATCCTTATGTTCCTCTTTATAGTGGAAGTTTAGGAATTCAAGATTTTTTTGTTTATGCAACCCCAAAGGTATTTCAGGGTATACCATCTACAGTTTTTGCAAAAATATCATCACAACTACCAAGTGTTATAAATAATTGGAACCAAATAAGTCTATGAGTTTAATTAATAATACTGGTACAACTATAAATGCCTACACAACTTCGTTAAATCCACAATTGTTTCTATCGACTGTTTATTGTTTAACTGGTAAAGATTTATATGTAGAATATAAAGCACCTGTTTATTATACATCAAATTATTACATAACACAATTTGTTACAAATTTTGGAGACGGTAGTAATTTGGTTTATTCAAATCCAACGGATAAAATTCACCAAACTTACAAAACCAAGGGAACTTATCATGTATCTTATTCTGCCATATATTCAGACAATACAATACAATCTTTTGTTTCCCCTGTTCCATTTATAGTTAAAAATAGTTGGGATGTTTACAATCAAGAAAATATAAGATTGATAAATGAAATAAACTTGATGATGCCATACACATTGGATCAAATTTACATTCAACCAAACGAATGGGGCGTGGAAGATATCTTTAATACTGCAATCACAAGATTACAAGATAATTTGGATTATCTTAAATCCAATACACAGACAATGAATACTGAATCACCCAGTGAATATTTTGGATGGTTGGGTAGTCCATCCCATTCAAAAGCTGCTGGTATTTCATGGTCAACGCAAACATACAATTCTGAATATATAAACAACCCAGAATTAGCAGTTTCCGATGGTAAATCTTATTTTTCGGATATCAGGGATGCAAAAGAAAATTCAAACGGAATTTATGTTTTAGATGGTACACGTTTCAGAGCTTTTTCATCTTCTGCAATTCCCCAAGAAACAATTTTTACTAATGCAAACGACATACAAGATCTTTTAATTGCTCCACAGTCTTTTGATATTGACAGCACAGGTCAATATATATTTATTGCCGATACGGGTGCAAATAAAATTTATAAATTTAATATAGATTTAAGTAGTTTGTATTCACCATCAATAAACATACAACTTTACACTGGAGGATTTGGTTTACTTAATGATCATGATAAGTTTAATTCCCCTACTGAAGTTAACTATGCAAATGAAAACGTATATGTCGTTGATTATAATAACAATTGCGTTAAACAATACAACCAAGATTTAAATTGGATTTATACTTATTTTTCAGATTCTTACAAAGGAGAACAGATAATAAGTGTTGCTGTTCATCCCATAACATCCCTTGTTTATATATTGACACTTTCAAAAAACATATATGTTTATGATAATAGAGCAGCAAATCCTTTTGTTAATTTTTCCATAAAGGATATAGTTACTACTAATCCTATAAAAATATCCTTTGATGAAAATGGAGATTTCTTTTATGTATTAACAAGTCAAAACGTATACAAGTATTCTTCTTCAAATACATTTATAACAAATGTTCAAATACCAAAAACATCATCAACAATATATAATAGTATTAGAAGTAGTGTAAGTCGATCACTATTAATAAGTTCAAATTCCTGTTTGTTAAAATTCCAAGATGTTTTAGATATATTTAAAATAGGTGGTGGGTTATCATATGAATATTGGTCTAGTGATCAACTTAAAGTAACAAGCGAAGAATTTTCATCAGACTTAAATTATAATCGATCATTAATAAGAATAGCTCAAAACATAAAAACATTCAGAGATACATTAAATGCTCAATTTATCCTTGCTACGGAACAAACAACAAACGGAACTATTCAATATTTTTCATTTTTACCAATAGATGTTGCTAATGCTCCTGTTCTCAATAATGATGTCGAAAATGAGACATTGGGCGTTGGTGTAAATGAATTGCATATTCCATCTGTTTTTAATAAAGAACTTAAGAAACTATATGATTCTTTAGAAGTTTTAAACCAGTTTTTAGCAGTTCAAAACGTTAACATTGATAGCCGAAACAATAATTCTGATTGTGATGGTCAGTTCTGTTGGTCATGGAAGGCAACTTCTTCATATAATGTATCTTTACCTGTAATTAGAACCTGTGGAATTAATCCAATAACATATTTGGAACTTACCAGTGACTTTCCAAATGCTGGATATGCACCAAATATTACATGGGGTAAAGCAATTTCAAAATGTTGTTCATAATGTAATGTTTTAAGATAAATATTAGTAATCAATTCAACAATAGTAACCAGAAATGGTTCTATGGACAACCATTGGCTTGAGAAAAGATTATGTCAAATAGATTCCATTCAAAATTCCACAGAGCAAACCACCACACGTATCCAAATGCATCAAATCCTGATGCAGGTCACGATCCAATTGCTAGTTATGATAACCCCTTTAGAGGCGATTTCGTCTTAACAGGAGCATTAAGCGCAGTTGTCCCATCCACCAGTGCATATGCAGCTGCCTTTATAGGTGGCAACGTGGGTATCGGAACAGCAACACCAAATGTTGCTTTAACTGTTATTGGTTCAATAAGTGCAATGGGTAATCTTACCATAGGACCTAATAACTCAAGCATTAATACTTCAAATATCATAGGTGCTAATAATTTAGCAGGTGGTCAATATGCAACAGCAATTGGAAATTCTAATATAGCAAATGGATATTATTCCAGTACACTGGGTGGACGAGCTAACTCAGCATTATCTGCTTATTCCACTGTAGTAAACGGAAGAGAAAACATTGCATCTGGTTATCATTCATTTATTGGGGGTGGTATTCTCAATAATACAAATTTACAGCCTAATACTTTTATATTTGGTTCTAATCTTACAGCTTCAAAAGCTAATTTTACATATGTTAACAATTTAAGTTCACAAGTTAGTATTTCAACAAATATTCTATCTGCTAATAATGCATCAGTTTACGCAAACACTAATTTTGAAGCACTGAGAATAACTCAAATGGGAACTGGCGACTCGTTCCGAGTCGATGATCAAGCTAACGATTCATCTCCATTTATAATTGATAACAGTGGAAATGTTGTAATTGGGGGATTAACACCAACCAGTAATAATATTCTAACAATAAATGGAAACATTAGTTCATATGGCAATATTATTGTAAACGGGGGAAATAGTATTGCATGGAATTCCAATTACACAAACGTTAATAAGTTAAGTGCAAATTGGAATAATGTGTATGCAACGTTTGCTCAACAGTCTGCCGATAATTTATACATAAATAAACTTGTCCATGACAATTATCAAAGCTGGAATCCAGGTGAAGCAGCACTAGAAGGTGTTGCTGCTTACACTTCAGTATCAAATTTAAGTAGTGGTTGGCAACAAGGTTATACTGGATATACCATTATTAGTACATGGGGTGGCAATACACCTGCTAATAGTTCGGTTTATTTAAATGTTAATAAATTAAGTGCAAATTGGAATTCGGTTTATTCTAACGTTTTAACATTGAGTTCAAATTGGAATCAAACTTATACCTATGTTAACAGGGTAACAGCATTTGCTACACCACCTTTACCAGTAATTAGTGGTTCGGTTAGAAACATTGTTGTTGGTACTAGAGGTGCAGTGTCATTAATAAATCCAACGGTTATAATTGATGCACCAACATATCCATTAGGTTCTAATAATCGTCAGGCAACTGCAATTCCTGTTGTAGATGGTTCGGGTAACCTTTTATCAATTAAAATAACCGATGCAGGATTTGGTTATACTACTCATCCAAGAGTTTATGTGTACAATAATGGTGTTTTAGATATTGGTTATAATGCTTACGGAATGGCAGATATCAGAGCAACATTTAGCGCAAAAGCTCGTGAATCCGTTAATAATATTGGAATTTTATATGATGATGGAAGTTTATACATGTCGGGATATGGTACTTTAGGAAGTGTACCAAACGGATATTCAATCGCTACTGCAATTAATTATCTTACCCCCACAACATGTAGTTTATCATTACCGTCATATAGACCTGTTGAAATGTGGAGAAGTTCCTACAACACATATGTTTTAGATAGTTTAGGAAATTTACATGCAGCTGGATCTAATTCAGTAAATCAACTTGGATTGGGTAAAGCTTTTGATTCTTTAACTTATTCTAGTAAACTTGATAAAATAACATTTACAACTAATCTTAGTACTCAAATTATAAAATTTGCATCTACTCCATTACCAACTGATGTAACTACAAATGCAAGTTCCGAAAAAATTCATTGTATTGCTTTAGCAACTGATGGAACAATATACACATGGGGATTTAATACAAATGGACAGTGTGGACTTAATAATTTAAGTGTGGTGTATTCACCTTCCGCTGTAAATTATACTCCACAATATTGTGCAGGTAGCACAAAAGCAATATCAGCATATCCAGCATTCAATTATAAAGCAAATTCTGGAACCGTAACAACTCCTTCATTAATGTTTAAAGATGTATATGCAGGTAGTATTATAAGTTTTGTTTTAAAAAATGATGGTACAGCATATGGAGCAGGGTGGAACGGCAATGGTGCATTAGCAAACGGCATTACAATTGGTGGCACCACTCAAGCAACATTTGCTCCAGTATTATCAGGATTATATGACAAAATGTTATATGGTATAAATAGAATATATGTCGCTGATAACGGAAATCTTGGCGGTTCACCACTGGCAACAACATACTTCCTACTGAATGATGGAAGTCTTTGGGCAAGTGGAAACGGAGCATCTGGCGAATTAGGATTGGGTACTACTGTAAAAAGCCTTAATTATGCATCAAAAATAACAATTCCAGACACAAATCCAGTAACATTATTTCAAGCAAGTTATTCAGCGGGATTAAAGGGATCAGCTATAGCCTATACTTCAGGTAATAAATTATATAGTTGGGGGTATAATGATCAAGGTCAACTAAGTAATGGTACATCATCTACAACTGGTCAATTTTCACCATCTTCGGTTATTTTTACTGTTACGGAAGGTTATACGACAGGTAATCCATTAAACGATTGTACAGTTGTTGAAATAATTATGTGTGGTTCTTCATCTGCACTATTATTAAGTGACGGATCGGTTTGGACAGCTGGTGATAATACAGACAACCAAGGCGCAGGTGCGCAATCAAGTACGGTTGCTAATGTTACATCGTTTACAAAGGTTAGATTACCTTATAATGAAAAAGCCGCAAGGATATCATATAATGGCAGAGGTTATAAATATCAATATACATTAGTAATTATAACCCAGAGTGGAAAGGTTTATGGTTGTGGAACTAATGCAAACGGAGAATTGGGTCTTGGTAACACTAATGGTTATTATTATCTTCCAACCCGCATTTATAACATCTAAAAATAGGATAATTATATTATAATGTCTCCTTATAGTTCATCTGTATCGATTGCAAATCAAACAATTAATTCTTTTGCTCCTTATACATTAACAATTAATCCTTTAAATTTGTCTTTAAATAAAAAAATAAGACAAATTGATTATATTTGGGGTGATGGTTCGATGGACTCTCAAACATTTAAACCAGATCCAAACATAAATGGTGATCCTAAAAATTATCCAAAAACAAAAAATTTTGTTTCAAAAAATTCAAAGCTTTCAGTTTACATAATAACAATTAATATATATTTATTTGGAGAAAGTAAACCATCTAGTTTTACTATAAATTTAAATTTACAAAACCCTTCTTTAGATCAAGGTATTAATAAATTATTTAATGAAGTTCACCTAATAAAGACAAGAATGTTTGGAGCAGATAATCAAATTTTGTATACGTTTGAAACACAAAATCCTAACAATATTTTAATGTCATTGGTAAAATGGAAACCAATACCAAAACAACAAATCACAGCAAGTCAATTAAGTAAGACCTATAATCTTGTTTCTCCATTTGCAAATAAATTCAATAACACAAACCTTGATATCAAAAATATTGATTTTCAACCAAATCCAGTTAACCCTGATTCTGGTACATATATAACACAAACATATCCATAATATGAATACATATAATCAAAGTCATTCAGCAGGTAATTTATGGTTAAGAAATATAACCAACACCGTTCTTCCTGCTAATTTGGCATTATCCTCTGTATTCATAAAATATAAGAATACTAATAAAAAATTCTTTTATGATTTAAATTCAAATAACATAATTAAGTTTGATACCTTTTATGATTCTTTTTTTATCCAAACTAGTAGTGGTTATGCATTTGAAAAAATTGTGGTAAATGGATCTGATATTCAACCATTTACTCAATTTAATTCTTTTGTACCAAACACTTATCTTAACATAGATTATTGGTTTAGTGAAAGTAAAAAACTTGTATATTATTGCGGGTTCAATCAACTTGCTGGTACAAATTCATCAAATATAATATTTTCATTTTATTTTAATTCTTTTGATATAAAAACCTCACAAACAACAAGTTATTTAAATAATACAATAACACTTAATTTGATATCACCATCTGGTTGGAGTAATACAAATGGTAAAAAAGAAGATCCAAAATTAACTTATAACTCCGATACCAACATATTTAATATGTCATTTATAATAAGAAATGATTTCAATAATTTAGGTTTGATAAGCATCAATTTCAACGAATATGAGATAGATGAGATAAACACATTTATTCCTTTTGCAACAGTTAATACGCTATCATCAACAATATCTTAGAAAATTGCAACTTTTGCCTATAAATATTTTAAATGTCATATATCAAAATAAAAAATTTACCTTTTTCTATACCAGTAGATCCTAATGCTGATCGACTTCCAATAGAACAAGATATAACCAGACAGATAGCTCCGCTACAATTAATTAGTGAGGGTATTCCATTGTTGCCTAATGTTACTTCGGTAGATGATCCAAATAATCAATACCTACCTTTAACGTTAAATAACCCCAGTATAGAAACGGGTAAAATTACTGTTACAAATTTATTAAACTATTTACAGACAAATCCTACAACAATTAATTATTGTCTGTACGTTGCCCAAAACACAGATGCTTCTGATTTTGATGATCCTACAAACTTTCCAAGCAGAGGTAGAAACGAAGATCTGCCTTATGCAACAATTAAAAAAGCTTGTGCTAAGATTGCACAGTTGCAAGCAAATGATACAAATGCAGTTAAAAAACAATATACAATTTTTGTAAAATCAGGAGATTACACCGAAGCTAACCCATTATATCTTCCTCCTAATACATCTGTAATCGGTGACAATTTAAGAAGAGTATCCATAAGACCAGCTAATTCCACAATGGATATATTTTGGGTAAATAATGCTTGTTACATTTGGGGTATAACATTTAGAGGACATAAAAGTCCATCAGCAGCTGTTGCATTTCCTCTTAATACTAAAAACAATGGCTATGTCAGTTATATAACTAGTGGCTCATTTGATAATGCTTATTCTTACACTTATACTGATGCACAATCAAACTTTATAGATTGTACCATCACCCCACCAACTGCTCGTCCAAATATTATCGTAAGTCCATACACACAAGGTTGTACGTCTTACGCAACGTCATCAGATTTTCCAAATCAAAATGGTGCATTTGATGCAGGGTGCGGAATGAGAATTGATGGTAGTTTAGTGGATGGGAAAATTAAAAGTATGGTTATCGACTCTTTCACACAGGTTAACCAAGGAGGTAAAGGTGTACATCTTTTAAATCATGCATATGCACAGTTTGTTAGTACGTTTACTGTATGCACAACCGAAGGAATTTTGGTTGAAAATGGAGCCACTTGCTCCATCAGTACATCAAACTGCACGTTTGGTCTTTCGGGATTAGTTGCTAGAGGTAAATCAACTGTTCCAATTTTAAGCGGTACATTTGGAGCATTCACGCCAGGTGATAATAAATTCATAATAAACAATCCAGTAGCACTACCAGTTAATGTTGGCAACAATAATGATGTTCAGTATATTTGTACTGTTCCTTATGTGGGTACATGTTTTAATATTGCGGGATTAAGAATAAATCAAGTTAATCCATTAACAAATTCAACAGATTTAAATAACTTCTTTGTAAATCAACCAGTAACAAAAATTAGTAATTCACAATACCAGATAACATTAGATGCAAATTTACCAAATGATCTTTCTGCTTATTATGGTTCACAAGTTTTATTTTATGCAAGAAGTATTATTGCAACAGGTTCTCATACATTTGAATACATGGGAACTGGAACGGTTATTCTATCTGCTTTACCTGCGTTTGGTGGTCAGGTTAACAATGATAATGAGGTGGTATTTGACGGCTTATTCGATTCCAATGCACCAGGCATTGTGTACTACACAAGTTCAAACGAAAAGGGTAATTTTAAGGTAGGACCCAGCTTTGAAATTGTTCAAAGTACTGGAACTATCGAGGGAGATACTTTTAAAAAATCAATCTTAACATTGGTCACCCCATTAACCATTGCATTGGAGTAAATATATTAAACACATATGGCAAATATACCCTTAAATTATTTTAGAAGAGTAACTCAAGCAGTAACAACAACACCATCTACTGTTTACACAGTACCTTTCCAAAGGGCAGGAATTATTATTACTGCTTTGGCATCAAATTTAACAAATTCGGCACAAACTGTAACTATTTCATTGTCTTCGGTTGGAACTGCGGGTAGTTTTTTTGACATTGTTAAGAATTTGCAATTACCACCTAATGACACAACTAATGTTGTTTTAAATAAATTAGTATTAGGATATAACGATTCATTTATTATAACATCAAATAACAATTCTGCTGTCAACATAACATTATCAGTATTAGAATCTGTTAATATACAATAATATAAACAATGCAGTCCTACCATCAAACAATAGGTAACTTAGTTCAGTTAAAATCTTTAACTGCAACAGATTTACAGAGAAACTCTTATCAATATAATTTTATAAGTTTAGACTCTGTTGAACCTAGTTTGGGGTATCCTACTGGAACTGCAACAACACAGGCAACCGTACCATATTATTTTCCTGTCTTAGCAACAAATACTTCTTATCTTTCGTCAAGAGCAGTAACAGGTTCTAATAATTTATACATCCAAAATGGAACAGTTTACGTTGCTAACAATTTAAATGTAGGTTGTAATAATACTACCGTTAATTATGCAAGTATACTTGGGGGTAGCTGTAACAAAAATTACAATTCCACTAATATAATTGTTGGTGGAACTTGCAATACGGCATCTGGTTTTTACGCTACAATAACAGGTGGACATAATAATTGTAATTACGGTCCGGGTTCAGTAATTAACGGAGGTAATACAAATTACATAAATCTATCTGGTTATGATTCCACTATTGCGGGTGGAATGAGTAATTGTGTATTAGGGTGTAGATCAGCTATTCTTGGTGGATGTCACAATACCCTTTCAAATTGCTATTCGGTTATAGGTGGTGGTTATTCTAATACCATTAATAGTGCCTGTTCCTTTATTGCTGGTGGATGTAACAATAACACCTGCAACTATAACAATGTATTTATATTGGGTTCAAAGCTCAATGCATTATCTGCTAATTTTACTTACGTTAATAACCTTAGCACAAATGGTGACATTTATGCTGGAAATATTTACGGTAACATAAAAAGTACGGGTGGAACAAATTCAAATTATTTAGTTTATAAATATGGTGTTGGTGTTGCATCAATTATTCCTGTTAGTGGTTCAAATTTAGCAAGTGCAGCAGGAGCAAATATTGGTGGTGGTAACAGTAACGTTGCCAATGCATTATACTCAAACATTGATGGTGGTGTTGGTAATATTACACAAACTTCTGCAAACTTTTCAACAATTGGTGGAGGTGAATACAATGAAACCAATGGATTATACGCAGTTGTCGGTGGTGGATTGAGTAATAACGGACAAGGAAAATATTCTGTCATAGGTGGAGGAACTGGAAACTTAACATATTCTAATTATTCTGGTATATTAGGTGGTAGAAACAATTCGGTTTCTGGAACTAATACCTTTGCGATTGGTTCCAATATTACTACCAATCTTAACAATTTTACTATCGTAAACAATTTAAGTTCTCAAGGTTCTATTTATGGAGTAAACATATCTGGTATATTTTACGGAGATGCTTCAAACTTAACAGGGTTAACAACTACGGTCAGTGGAAGCCCATATAGAATTGGAAATCTTCCATCATCTATAATGCCAGTAAGTGGTATCAATACATCTTATGGAAAATTTTCCGTTGTAAATGGCGGATCGTGCAATAACAGCAGTGGTTGTTTTTCAACAATTGGTGGAGGTTGCTTTAATAATGCTTGCAATAGTTTTTCTGTTGTTGGTGGTGGATTCAATAACACATCAAGTGGATTATATTCATATGTTGCAGCAGGTAGCTCAAACTATACGGTTTTACCAAACACATTTATTCTTGGGTCTAACTTGTCAGCATCACAGTCAAACTTCACATATGTTAACAACATAAGTTCCCAAGATAGTGTTTATGCAAATAATTTTATTGGTGCAAAATTTACAGGTGATGGTTCAGGATTAACAAACTTGTTTGCAACTTTAGCAGGAAACATTCCCTATAAATATGGAAGTCTTAGTGGAAGTATAATTCCCGTTAGTGGATCAAATGTTGGATCTGGTCAATATTCATTTATTGCCGCTGGTACGGGCAATAACATAAATGGGGTTGATAACACGTTTATTTTGGGAAGTAACATTATTGCAAGTCAAACAAACTTAACTTATGTAAATAATTTAAGTTCTCTTGGTAATCTTTATGGTAACCTTTATGGTAACCTTTATGGTAATGTTTCTGCTAATTCAATTTACGGAAATTTTTATGGTAATGTTTCTGCTAATTCAATTTATGGAAATCTTTATGGTAATGTTTCTGCTAATTCGGTTTATGGAAATTTAATAAATTCTAATACTGGATTCTTAGCAAATAGTGCATATTCATCAACATATAATGATGGCATTGTAATAGATTACGTTACAGGTAAAGGAAGAATTAGCGTTGGTGCTAATGATGGGATTAGTATTTATAATAACGGTATCGGTAATAATTCTATCTTATCTATTACTTCTGGTGGTAATATTGGTGTCGGAACACAAACACCAATAAAAACATTAACAATTGTTGGAGACATTAGCGCAACTGGAAATGTTTATGCAAACGTCTTCTTCGCTGCAAGTGCATTTAGTGGAGGTAACATTAATGGTGGATCAGGAACTGTTAAAAAAGCAGTAACATCAATTGGTGACAATTATAATAGTGTATTTAACTTTCAACATAACTTAGGAACTCAAGATGTTATTACACAAGTTTATAGTAATAATGGAAGCTATGTGGTAGTGATGCCAACAATAGCAAATATCAGCACAACAACTGTCAGTCTTTCTTTCAATGTAGCCCCAAGTACAAACTCTTATAGAATTGTTGTAATGGGATAAATATATAATAATATGTCAATTAACCTTTTAGATAATTTAACAGTTACAGGAACAATCAGTTCTGTTGGTTTTATATATGGAGATGCATCATATTTAACAAATGTACCAAACTCTGGAGGTGGCGGTGGTGGTACTTCACCATATAAATATGATGGAAACGGTCAAACTGGTATCGTTGCAGTAAGTGGAAACAATACTATTTCTGGTAGTTATGCCACTCTGGGTGGTGGAACTTGTAACAACGCATTAGCAAGTTGTGCACATGTTGGTGGTGGAAGTTGCAATAATGCAAATAATGTTTATACAACCATATCTGGAGGATATTGTAATAACGTAAACGGTATAAGTAGTGCTATTGTTGGTGGTTGTTGTAACATAACAAGATGTTCTCAGGGGTTTATTGGTGGTGGTAAATGCAATTGCAATTGTGGTCAACAATCAACAATTGTTGGTGGTAATTCAAATAGTACATATGGTACAGGATCTTTTGTGGGGGGTGGTTCCCGTAATTCAGCATGTAATACAGGAGCAACAATAGTAGGAGGTTGTTCAAACTGTAATACTGGTATTAATTCATTTATTGCTGCTGGTAGTGCAAACTATACATCATATAATAATACATTTATTTTAGGTTGCAATATAACATCACCTGCTGCAAACTATACCTATGTAAACAATATTAGTTCACAAGGTTATGTTTGTGGTTCTACAATTTGTGGAAAAAGTGTTTGTGGTGTTTTATATGGTGATGGTTCAAACATCACTGGTCTTAATAATATAGTTGCTGCCAATTCAGTTTATAAAACAGGTACTGTTACTGGATCAATTTTACCAATTAGTGGATTTAATACAAATTCTGGGTTATATTCAACTATAGTTGGTGGTTCTGCAAACAATGTAAACGGAGCAGCATATGCATTTATATTAGGTTGTAACATAACAGCAACCACTCCAAATTATACATATGTTAATAATCTTTCCTCACAGAATGCAATTTGTGGTATAAGTTTATGTGCAACAAATAGCGTATGCACACAACTTTTATGTGCAACCAATAATGTATGCTCTGGTAACGTTTGCTCAACAGGTTCGATATTTGGATATAATATTTGTGGTCAATCCTCTGTATGTTCACCTTCTATTTGTGGATCAAATTCCGTTTATGGTGGAAATATTTGCGCCTCAAGTAATCTTTGTGGTAATAATATTTGTGGAGCAACAACAATTTGCTCACCTTCCATCTGCGGTTCAACAAGTGTTTGCTCACCTTCCATCTGTGGATCAACATCCGTGTGTGGTAACACAATTTGCGCAACGGGTGGTTTTTATGGAAACGGTTCAGGGTTAACAGGATTAGGAAATATTATTGCTGCTAACAGTATATATAAATATGGAGCAAATAGTTCCATTCAACCAGTAAGTGGTTATAATTCTTCATCTGGTCGCTATTCTTTTATTGCAGCTGGTAGTGCTAATAATACAAACAACAAGGATTACACTTTTATTTTAGGTTGCAACATAACTGCACCAACTGCAAATTATACATATGTAAATAACATTTGTTCACAGGGTAACGTTTGTGGATCAAATGTCTATGGTGGAAATTGTGTGTGTGCTCCAACAGTTTGTGGTGGTAGCATGTGTGGAAATTATCTGTGCGCTTTAAATTCAGTTTGTACAGGATTAGTTTGCTCAACTGGTAATGTATGCGCAACTGGCAATATAGGCGGTAATAATATTTGTGGTACAACTTCTGTTTGTACGGGATTAGTTTGTTCAACGGGTTATGTTTGTGCATCAAATAATATTTGTAGTTCAACAATGGTTAGTTCACCAAAAATCTGCGGAACAACCTCTGTTTGTGGTGCTACAATCTGCGCAACAGGTGGATTTTACGGTGATGGTTCTCGTATCACGGGATTAGGTTCAGTTGTAGCAGCTAATAGTATATATGGATATGCACCAAACACAGCAGCATCTGTTATTTTCTTAAGTGGTTCAAATTCAATAACAGATACTGCTTCAAATTATTCGGTTATTCTTGGTGGGTGCAATAATATCATTTCTAATGCTTCATGTAGTTCAGGTATAGTTACAGGATGTGCAAATGCAATAAATGCAGTAGGTACTAACCATTATAGTTTTATAGGCGGTGGAAACAGTAATACAATTTCTGGTTACAATTCATCAATATTAGGTGGTTCTAATAATTGTATTTGTAACTATATTGGTTATGCGAATATAAGTGGTGGAAAGCAAAATACCATAAATACTAATTATAGTAACATAAATGGGGGTTCTAACAATCTTATAGATGCATCAGTTTGTTCAACTATAGCTGGTGGTTTCTTAAATTGCATTTGTAACGGTTCAAACAATTCATTTATCGGTAATGGAAAATGTAATTCAGCTATTTGTAACAGCACATATACAACTATTGTTGGTGGTGAACGTAACGTTACCAACAATGGTAACAAAGTTTTTATTGGTAACGGATCTTGTAATACTATTAATGGTATTTATGAACAAGCAGATTACTCAAGTGTAATTAATGGATATAATAATAATATTTCTGGTAAATATAATTTTATTGCTGGTGGTTGTTGTAATGATACAAAAGGATTTGCTAATACATTTATTTTAGGATCTAACTTAAACGCCTCTCAAGCTAACTTTACATATGTTAATAATCTTAGTACAATCGGTACAATTTATGCTAATAATATTGTCGGCCCTATAGCAAACTCTCCTTATTGTTACGTATGCGCTTATACGGATGCTTATATAGGTGCTATAGCACCCGTTTTGGGTTGTAATGTTATTGCTGCTGGCTCTGCTGGTGTGCCTCAATATGCTGTTATTACAGGTGGGTATAATAATGCAATATATGGAAATAATTGTGCTTTTATAGGTAATGGATCTTCAAATAGTATAGGAAAAGGATGTAATACAACAGTAGTTTCAGGTTCTGCTAATTCGATGAGCGGTTATACATTTTTTAGTTTTATTGGTTCAGGCTATAATAACATTATTGGGGGAGGTGGTTTATCAACGTGTTATTCTATTATTGTAGGTGGTTGTAATAACACTAATAAAGCTTGTAATAGTGCTATTGTTGGAGGATACTGTAACACTATCGACTATTACAGAACTGATAGTAATTTTATCGGTGGAGGTTTTTGTAATTGTTTAGGTTATACTGGTACTTATGTAGTAGGAAACTCTATAGTAGGTGGTGCACGTAACACAGTTTCTGGATGTTATTCTTTTATTGGCGGTGGCAAATGTAATACAGCTTCAGGAAACTATTCAGTTATCCTAGGCGGTTGTAATAACAAAGATAATAGTTTTAAAAATGTAAACATATTAGGTTCTGGTATTACAGCTACACAAAACAATACAACTTTTGTTGAAAACTTAGTTGTAAGTGGAGTTTTAATAATTCAAAATTCCATAAATACCCAAAGCGGAACTCGTTATGAGATTAAAAATAGTGATACAGGTGGTATAATTGCATCGACAAATAGTTCAATGTTAACTGCTATTGTTAATGGGACAAACTACCCATCAGGATTCCAAACAACACTTTTACAACTTGGTAGTGGTCAAATTTATCTTTCTGGTTATAACACAACAGTTAATCATGCATATGGATTTAATAAAACTGCCGTACCATATTCTGCGGCAACTTTACTTTATACTGGATCTCAATGGGTTGTATTTGGTGATTTAACAAGTTAAAAAAATGTTTAATACTTTAAATTACGGAATACTAGCAAATTATCCATCTTCGGTTTGGGTTAACTCCACAAAAAGCTCAATTTTATCAGCTTATGCTAAAAATTTGGCATTATGGTTAGATGCAACAGATACTACTACGGTTATATTAAGTTCAAATAAATATTATCTTAATGAAACGGGGTTTCCAATAGTATCTGCATGGTTAGATAAAAGCGGTAATAATAGACATTTTTATGCCTTTAGGTCAAAAAATGCACCTATTCTTATACCTCCAGAACAATCTTATTTAAAATCAAATTCAATTTTGTTAAGTTCTAATAAGGCTTTAGGTGGATACTTCGATCCAGATGCAAAATTTTTAATTAATTATGATTATACTTGGGGAAATTCTTTATCATCTCAAAAAACTATTTTTTATGTGGCTACTATTAAAGATACTGCAAACGTGACAATTATATCTCAATCTGGAGGTTCTCCTAATAGAAGACAACTTCAGTTAGCATTAAATACAAATACTACAAATACAACAATATCTGCGAAATATTATCATGGTAGTGATGGTCCCTCATATGCCTCCAATTTTGGTGATCATAATACCATATCTGATAGTGAAAATGTTAGTCTTTTAAATACTAGTAATTTTTTTGGTACAACTGTTGACAGTGTGAATACTGGATCTTTTTTTATAAATAGAAAAATAGCAAACGCTGCCCGTGATACATACGCATTAAATTTTAACTTATCAAGCCGTTCACCTACGTGCATTGGCATATCTCCTTTTGCTAGTGTTGGTAGTTATAATGCAGAATCAACATTCAATACTGAATTAAGTGAATTAATAATATTTAACACAAATTTACCTAAAAATGTTTCAGAAGGCATTATTAAATATCTTCAAAATAAATATTTTGCAAGACCATACGCTTTATTAGTTGGTGGCGGTGGAGGTGGTGGATTAGCAGGTGGTGGTGGTGCTGGTGGATTAATATTTCAACCTATTATTGATTTTACAAAAGGTGTAACTTACAGTATTAATGTTGGTGCGGGGGGTGTAGGTGGTTCTGTTGGCAATAGTGATCCGATCTCACAAAGAGGTACTGATACAACTATAGTAGGTTTATTAACAGCTTTTGGTGGTGGCGGTGGGGGTAATAGTTACTCACCTCCTTCTCAAAATGGTGGTAGTGGTGGATCTGGCGGTGGAGGTGGTGGATCAGAAGGTGGTGGTGCTGGTACAATAGGTCAAGGATTAAGTGGCGGTGCTGCCGCTGTTAGCGTCAACGCCTTTGGTGGTTCTGGTGGTGGTGCTGGACAAGTCGGTAAAGATGGTATTGACTATGTTGCTGTTACGGGTGGCGATGGTTTGCAAATTAATATATCAGGAACCCCAACATATTATGCTGGTGGTGGTGCAAGCGGTACTGCTAATCCATATTGGGCAGGAGTAACAGCAGCAGGTGGATTAGGGGGCGGTGGTGCCACAAGAAACAATGGCACGAGCAATACTGGTGGAGGAGGTGGAGCAGGTGCAGGTGGATATGGGGGAGGAAGTGGTGGTAAAGGTATTGTAATATTAAAAATACCAACAGCTAATTATTCAGGCATTACTACAGGTTCTCCGAGTATAAGTACATACGGTATATTCACAATTTTAACTTATAATTCTTCTGGAACATATACCGCATAATAAATATAAATATGAGTCATTTCGCACAGGTCAAAAATAATATAGTCCAACAGGTAATTGTTGCAGAACAAGATATTATCAATACATTTTTTGATTCATCAGATTGGATACAAACTTCTTATAACACCAGAGGAGGTGTTCATTATGCACCAAACACCTATCCGTTATCAGCAGATGGTGGCATTGCTATAAATTATAACTATGCAGGAATTGGTTATAATTGGGATGGTACAGGATTTTATGAACCTCAACCATTTCCTTCTTGGACATTAGACAACACTACATATATCTGGCAAGCACCAACACCCAAACCATCAGATGATAAATTTTATAATTGGGATGAAGAAACCCAAACATGGGTAGAAGTTAATTAACCATAGAAAGTAAATAACTTCCTTTGTTTAGTGTTGTAATAATGTCTTCTTTTGTATTGTTAATACCAGATTGAACAGTTGTAACAAATTGATTGAAATCAATACTACACAATATAGTCTTCAATTCACTGGAGGCTTTATTATAGAACTCTATAATTTGACATACATCACGACCATATTGACTCAGTTCATCAACATCAAGATGATTATTAATCATAGGAAATACTGCACCGTTTAGTCTGGTTGTACCGATGATTTCCTCCTGAAGTTTATCAAAGCTACCATCTATACTTTCATAAACTTCGCCTAGTATCTCATGAACATTATGATTAGGGGAATACCAGTGAAGCATGTGTAAATAAGATTGAAATTTTTTTAAATATAATCCAAATATTTTTGTTGAATCATTTGATGTATTTAAACTGTTAACTTTTATTATTTCTATTTGCATATTATTTCTTTTTATAAACGCTCACGACTATTAAAATATCATCAGCTTTTGTTTTACTATTACTTAGTAAATTGTATTGTTCTTCATCAATAGAATCATCATCTGGTCTATAATCGTTTTCATCTTGCACGAGTGGTTCGCCATTTTTTTCAATAGTACCTTTAAATGTAGATACACCACCTTTTGATATGTTAACCTCATGACCATCATTTTTATATTCTTCTGCTATACTTTTAATATAAGCTTCTTCATTTTTAAAAAACAATCTCCAAACCTTAATTGGAAAGATAAAATTCCAAGCATGTCTTCTTTGTGAACACAACGTACAAGGTTTATCATTACCTGTTATTAAATGTGTTAACCAACCAATTGATTTGGAATGTAAAATGCAAGCAATTATGTCTCCTAATCCTTTTGCATATCTTATTTTTAAATCTGGACTTTTCATAAATTTTTAATTTGTTTGAACCAAAGTAGTATTGGAAAAAGTATGGGTTTGATATTTAATAAAAACAACACCCGTAAAGCCAGGTGATCCATTCCAGTACAATGGATTGGTTCTATCATATGATGATGCGCCTGTACCACCAGCACCATAACTACCCTGCCAAGCACCACCACCGCCTACACCACCTGAACAACTAGAATAATCATTTGTACCCTGCACACCATATGCTCCCCCAGATCCTTTTCCTGCACCACTATTAACACCTTTGGTAGGTTTAACGCCATATCCTCCTGCACCTCCTGCACCTCCTGCACCTCCACCGTTTCCACCACCACCACCTACTGCCCTTAAGATTTCAGAACCATTTAAATAAACAATGGTAGTTCCACCACCAGCACCACTCGCAACTGAACCCCTACCATAAGCCTGACTACCCAAACCACCAGCACCAACAACATATGATATTACATCACCAGCTTTTAGTGTTATGGTGGTATAACTAAATCCACCAGAACCACCCCCACCACCTGCTCCACCTGCCCCAAGTTCTTCGGCTGATCCACCACCACCGCCTCCAGCTACCGAAACAAGAGAAACCCCGACATCTGTACTGATACTGGAAGGTATTTTAAAAGAACCACTCTTTGTAAAATAAGAACGATGATTTTTACGAATATCAACATTTTCATTGGATACTACAACATTTGACGATACAATTACATTGTCAATTGTTACAATTGTATTTTTTGAAATTGGATTAGCATAAGTTGCTCCATTATAAACTGAATTTAAAAACAGCCACCTACCATTATTATAAGCATATCTCATAATAACTCCCTGTAAAATATGAACATTATCTCTTGAGATGTTAACATTCATTTTCCTCTTAAGATATGTGAATTGAGAAGGTGATTTTGTTGTTTTTATTAAAGAATCCACCCCGTTAATAGGTGATATATTATATAAGAAAAAAACAAGATTAATTATATTACCATTTCTATAGTTGTTTAAAAATGGTGGAAACTGTTCATTTATATAAGCATTTCCAACATGAAGAAGTCTTGTATTGATAAAATTTTCTACTTCGCTTGGAACAATAGAATTGAAAGCTAAGTTTCTTATTGAATTTATTGGATATTGAACAAATATTTCATTAACATCCCAAAAAGAACTTAATACATTGACAGTTGTTAAAACCTGATTTATCTCATTAAGTTTACGGTCTGTATAAAAATTTGAAACATTTAAATAAGAATTAGATATTGAACTTAAATTATTAAAAATTGTTTCAAGTGAAGAATTGTTATTATTATAAAAAACACTTGATAAGTTACAAATTGCAGTATCCAAAACTAATGCATTATAGTTGTGTTTTCCTGCCGAATCCCCAACAGAATCGGTTATGTCAATATTTAATGTTGGTATATTGCAGTTCATGTTGAAGATGTTGCTGTTATAAACTTATCAAAAGTCCAGTTACAGTCAATAACCTTAAAGCTTATCATTGTTATGTCATCAATTTCTCTTCTATCATTGTAAGAAGCATTGATTACGCCTTGTATTGATGATTTAGCCTGAACGCTATTACTGGCGAGTCTTGTTATATCATAGTATGGAGGGTTTAAGAAATTACAATCCGAGGTAGCACATGTTAAACAACTCCATGTTATCCCACAATAAAACGTTCCCTGCGAACATACAACTGATGCAGGTGGTATTGTTTCACTACATGATGCACAAATTTTAGGGTTATCGGTTTTACAAGTAGTTGTTATGGTTTTTATTTCTTCTAAATTTAATTGTTGATTAAATATAAATGTATAGCAATAAATTATAATTTGTTGATTTTGTATGAAATTTTTATTTCCATTATTATCAACTATTGGATAATAAACATTTAACCAATTAACAATATTATCTAAATTATTTGTTTTGAAAGGAAACTCTAGTAATATTGGGTAAAATGTAACAATAGGTTGTAACCATATTGAACTATTACTATCCACAGTTGTTATAAAATTAGTTATATCGGTTTGATATTGTTGTGCAAAATTTACAAATCCCAAAAACTGATCGTAATTGTTTTTATATAATTCCACTAACGGAAAAAGAAAAGAATTGTAATCATTCTGTACTTCAAGCACCCAATTATTTAAATTAGAATAATTTGTATTAACAGAGGTTAATGAATCACCTATGCTATCGCTTGATAATATATTGTAAAATGTATAACTCATATTTATGTATTTAAAGATGTCCAACTATTTTGATTGTTGTTGTTTTGATATTTAAAAATTAACGTATCACATATATACTTGTCACCAAGTTTTCCACTAGTATAAGAAAGAATCATAGTTACTGGTTTACTACCTACACAACTATATTTTACTGTCTGTGAACCATTGGAAACTGGTGCTGGACAATGAGAATAAGCATTTGAACAAACGTGACCAGATGCCAAATCTTGGTTACAAGCCTGAAATTGTCCAGCCAGAGGATCGCCAGGACACCCATTACATGTAACAGTAGTTGGTTTACCGTTTGGTTTGCACTCTTCTATATAAATTGTTTTGAAATCATATTTAAATGTATACTCATTATAAAAATTTACATAAACATTGATGATTTGACCATTTTTAAATTTAGTAGGAGAAAAGTTATTTTTTAACCAATCGCATATTGATATAGTTGGGGGATTACTACTGGTTGGGATACGTGAGTTTCCGCCATTTACCAAATCATATAAAATTGATCCTTCCGTATTGGCAGAACTTAATAACAAATTATTTGAATAGATAGTAGGAAAAAACAAATAAATAGGAGTTTGCCAAAAAGAACTCAAAGTGTTAACAGTTGTTGAATAATCAATATATTTGCTTTTTATACTCTCTAAAGAGTTACCAGTTGAAATTATATGTGAACTTAACTGTGTATATATTGAATATATGTTTTTCCAATATGCAAGATTTCTTGTCAAGTCTTGTAGATTTGCACTAAGCGTAGCAACATTGCTATTCACAACATTAATTGAATTACCTAAACAAGTATTTTCATCAATTAAATTAATGTTACCACAAGTTGAATCTATTTTTTGTAAAGGTATCATGTTATATCCAATTTATTTTGTGAAGTTCTGCATAAGCAGGTGCCGTTTTACTGATAACATTTCTTAGTGCTGTTTCAACATTTGATTTGATTGAATCGCTTACATCTAAGTTATGTATATTAATATTGTAATATTTACTTTTATTACCCTTTAGTTGAAACTTAAACCAATGAGTTATCTCTTCCACATAATTTCTTGATCCAACTTTCATATTCCAATTTAAAGATGTTGAATTTGGTGAAAATTCAGAAGCTTTATATAATTGTTGGAATTCTGGTTCATCTAAATATATATTGTAAACTCTTAAATCTGCAACCTTTCCTACAAAATTATAACCATCATTAGTATTTAAAAACTTGTTTAAGATATTATTCTTAACAGTAGTTGTTCCCAAAAGCAAAGAGGTTCTGTAATCATATTGAAGAACATAATTCTTTGTAAAATTAGAAGATGCCACGGGAATGGAATCCACGAAACATTTTGCAATACCATTGACAGAATCAAAACTAAATCCAAAATGATGCCACCCACTAACCAAGTTACTAACATCATAAGGTAAAGAATGTAATATAGAATTATTACCATCCTTATCAGCAACTTTAAATTTCCAAGATAGTTTCTTATTGGAATTTTTATATTTTCTTACATATTGATAACCAGTAAAATCACCCTTTGCATGAAAATTTAAAGATTCGTTTTTGTCAACTAACCCCGTAAAATTAATACCTATTAAAGGAGTTCCATATTGATCAAAAATGTAAGCTTCGCCGTCTGTTTCGTTAACCATTATCATTTGATCTGAATTTTGTGAAGATGATGAACATTTCTTATTATAAGATTCAATTGCAGAATTAATGAAATTGATATTTCTAATTTTTACATTTGAAGGATTCTTTGGATATATAGTGTTGGTCAACACAGGATCTACAACAATTTCATACTCATTATCAGCAAATATTGAATTTTCCAAATTATCACTTAAAACGGGAATATCTTCTGTTGTAGCATATTCATTGGGTTTTATTATAGGTGGTGGTAATGGACAATTTGTTACACTTACTACATTGTTATTAAAACTATAATTAAACAAGATATTACCATTTGAATCTATTTTTGTATATGTATCATTGGAAAGCAGAATCCAAAGATTATTATAGTTATCACATGTCATCTGTCTTGCTGCACCAATTGTTGCATAGATATTTCTATTCTTGTAAAGATTAGATCCAATCATTTCCCATATATTATTATCATTATCTACAACGGATGCATTGCCATAAATTTCAAGAACCTTGTCATTTATATCAATTTCAATTCGTTGTGTTTTAAAATTAACCTTAACCAATCCAAGATAAGTTCCCAAAGAATTTAAAGAAATATACGTTTTCAAACTGTTATCATAAAAATACATTACGCCAACAGAGTTAAATTCAATCTGATCAATTTTATCAATAACTTTTGGAATTTTTATATCTTTTAATACTACATCATCAGGACTATAGTAAACACCCTTAAAGTTAAAGGTATCAAAAACCCAATATGAATAATCTGGTAATCTTTGAATTATACTGAAAGCAGAATTTGAATCAGAATCCATAATGGCTTTACTAGATATATTACCAAATCTATAATTTAAATTATAAATTTTATTTGTGGCATTATTAACAATAGTTAAAACTGGACAAAACTTATTAGTGTCACATGTTAAACCAAACCCACTATTGTAATAGTTTCCAAATATTTGATACCCTTTTATATTTGACCAGTCGTTTACGTTTAACCATATACCAACGGAGATCTTTTTATTCTCTAAAAGACTATCGGTTGCTGGAAATATACCATAATTGGTTCCATCAAAGTTTAAATAGTTTCCATTGTAATTAAGTGGATTATTATTATAAACTAAACCATTATTATTATATGTTGACATATCATCTAATTTAGATGATGTCCAGTTTGTTATGGTTAAAATATTTGAATACTTTTTTGTTAAAGAATTATAATTAAGATAAGGTAAGAAATTTATACTATCTTCTTTACCAACATGGTAATAGTGATATAGAACACCTGCATCTAAACGAGCATTAGTTGGTGTGTCATATACATAAGGTTTATTCGGATCAAGTTTATCATTATAAACTAGTGACGTAGCGGAAAGTGCTTGATCATTTGAATAGAAAGCAGAATTATAATATCGATCCATCCATTTTAATGATCCTCCAACATTTGATAACCATGAGCACAGGAAAGAATTCCCAGACTGATTGGATGAATCAATGTTTACATTTGTTGTTTGTCCAAGTATTCCATTTGCACCAGTATAAAAACGATCTGATATAATGGGTAAACTTCCTGCTGTTGCTCCATCAGTAATAAACCCAGCATCATTTAAATTTACTGTTTCACTTGTTGGACTATAGAAAAATTTATTTAAAACACTAGGTTTAAATTCTAACTTAACTGTGTTTGTTTGATAACCGAGATAAATTTTATCCAAACCTTTACTTTGGTTTGTACCAGAATAGATTTTATCATAGGTTCTGTTTACCCCATTACTATTGTAATGGTATTCGGTTGTCTGATAGTTTTTTAATGCATGGAAGTATAAATCAAAAACCGCATTTCCGTTAGCATCCAATGTATAATTTTCATTTGGGAAAATGCCTAAATAATTTTGAGAATAATTACTATCCTTTTTAGATACAGATAATTCAGATTGTCTTATTAAAGGACTTGCATCGTATGATACCAAGAAACTATCAGAAACACTTGAGTAATCTCTTTCTTTATTGTTAAAGGAAGGAAGATACAACAAGCACGTTGAAGGTAAAGATTGTTGAGTGGGATCAAAATAAGTTGGAACTAAATCAGTATCAACTTTTAAAGGATATGTGTAATTTGTACCATTTAAAAACAATGCTATATATCTTTCACCAAGAGTGTATTCAAACAATTGAGAATTACCAAGCGGTGTTACTGCTGGTGCAAATTTTAATTGATTGTTTACATAGGTTAAAAAGAAACTGTTTGCGCTTAGACTATTACTTGGAGTATGTTTAACCGAAACCTTTGAATTTTCAAAAGTAAAATCAAATTTATCATCAATGTCAAAGGTAGTTCTATTTGTTTTTGATAAGGCAAAAGAAGAATTAATATTAAGAACGTATCCATCGTTTGATACTATTGGAGTTTCAATTACACTTAATGTATTAACAATTTCAGGTTGTGATTTATCAGAAACTATATCAGTGTTCTGTTGCAATCCTGTTAAAAATATTCCATTTTTATTATTGAATGATAAATCATTTAAACCACTCAATGCATCATATACATTAAATGACATTCCGTTATCAAATACATAATAGTTCTTATTTAAATTATACTTCTCACCAATAGGATTAAATGAAACTGGATTCCAATATAGATCAGAAATGCTATAGGAATTAATGTTATACATTATATCTGTATTTTTTTGACTTGGTGTGGGGGAAGGAGTTATTGAATGAGATGTTAAAACTGGTAAAAAACTCGCAACCTTTGGTGAACCCAACCCATTGAGCAGATCATAACCAATCCCAGCTGAGTATCCAGTAATACCTAAAAAGGGATTTGAATTACTGCCATAAATCACATCATTGAAATAATGGGAATAATTTGATGAAGCAAGAGTATAAAGAGTTTTATGTATTAATTGTTTCTTCTGATATCCAACACCAGCACTGTTCATTCTTGCTAATAGTGCTGCCCATTGTGGAGTACCAGCACTGGTTCCCATAACCGATGCCCAACCAGAACTACCAGCAACGGGATATGTGATATAAACACCAACACCACTTCCAGCATTATATCCCACATCTGGCACACCTCTACCAGTATAACTTGATGCAACATTTTGGTAATATGGTCTTGTGTTAACAACACTCATTCCACCACCAGTATTACCCCATGCATTTTGTTCATTGTAAGAACCAATATATGCTGAATAATTGTTTGAATCACCACCGTATAAATAACTTCCACCAACACCTAAAACATAAGGAGATGATGCGGGCCAACTAGATTCTGACCACCAATCCCCAGCACCAGCAACATAATGCGCACTAAGGTTTTCAAAAACTGTATCTGGATAAGAACCAGCAACTGCATCATAACCCCTGAATATAAAACTCATCGATAAAACATTTGCGCTTAAAGTATTAATAGCATAGTTCATACAACCATAAGTTGTATTGAAATTTGTATTATTTGGTGATACAATCAATGCAATTTTTGCTGATAATGCCATTGCATGAGCATATTGTACATCCAGATTAGTTTCCAATGCCCATTGATCATCGTAAGATGTTGGTGCGCCATAAGGATAATACACTTGTACTTGCGTTGACGGTATTCCCACGTATGCACAGAATGCATCTAAGTCACTTTGTACATTAGGATTGCCATAAGCATCAATGATGGCAATGGTTTGTCCACCACCATCATTGTTTAAGATTCCACTGGATTGATTTGATATAGTACTAAATCCATAATAATCAGAAAGATTTTTTGGCATCAAAAAGCCATTACCAACTGGTAAATTGTTTAAAAGCGGTAATGCATCATTGTTTTTAGCAAACCCTACTTCACCAGACAAATTACCATCTTCGTCTGGATAATTCCAACCAAGACATGGTTTTATTTCAAATTTGTTTAAATCTTCATCCATCTTATATATTTATAAATTATTACTTGAATAAGCCGTAATTATTACCAAATACATCAGTTCTCCATGCATTCATGTCACCAGAATCAGTTAATAATGCACTTACTCTTTGGTTATAAGAATTAATCAACACTTCCTTTCTAAGAGTTAATGGATAGTTGACCTCATCAGTCCATGTTAAATTGTCTGGATTCCAGAATTGAAAGTCATCAGATTGTAAAGAAACACCAAGATTATTTTCATTGTAAATCTCATAGTTTGTTTGATATGGAACTAATTTTTGATTATCAACTGAATCTGAAATAACACCCGCCAAGTTACCAGAACCATATGAATTCATTAACCATGTATTATTTATGTTTTGTATTTCAACTGGACTAATTTGATCCTTTTTAGTAAGACCACGATTTCTAGGTCCGTACTTTGCAGAATCCAAAAACAATCTTTCTGCACTTAATGAATCTGAATACGACAGGCTATCAGCAGTGATATTAATCTCATACCCCTTTCCTCTGTAATAAGACACGCCAAATTTATCTGGTGTTATAAACCCACCAGTTTGTTTTTGCGAAACCATCTCGGAGGCAAAGGCTACATTTGCTATTGTTGGGTTATGAACATTGGTAAGATTAGATGATGGATTGACTGCATCCAGAACCTTTCCCGTCATTAAAGAAACTAATGTCGTTGCACATGAGTTTAAATAATATAAGTTTTCCATGTAGGTAAATGGAGATCTTGCATAATAGTTATATAATGCAGGTTTAAAACTGTTATAGCTTTCCAAAACAATATCACTTGGTTCATAAGAACTATCAACAACTAAATCCATTATGTTTGCATCGTTCATTGCAAATGCCAGATTGGAAAATTCTTTATTGATTGTTATCTTATTCCATTGCGTATTGTTTAACGTTACTTCAAACAATAGCGGTTGATGCCAGAACACATCAGAATCACCTCTACTTATGTATTCCATGTAAGAAGAATTCTTTAATACCATTTGAGAAATTTCAGGTTGGAACACTGGTACATAATCAGAGACTATTCTTACCTGTCCACCGAAGCTCATATTACCTTTAAAGAAATTATTCGGCATGTCTTCATCTGTATAAACCTTACCCCAGAATGGTTTTGCACCACAGTTACTACCAATCGATGTTAAACTAAAAGTATTTGTATTATAATCCCAACCATTTAGTTTTATGTTTACAGGGAAGGATAACGAAGGAATTGAGAATGTTCCATTCTGTGCACCAGTATATGTAACCTGACCTTGATGATAGTATGAAACATAATCACTTGGCAATAATACCAAATCAGATTGTATATTAGTACCAATCCAAGTACCATCATTCATCTTAACAGCTTTGCACCATCTTGGAATATTAGGAAAATTGTTTACTAATTTTGATGCAGTATATTGAACAAAATTATTTAAATTTCCATCACTGTTACTTAAATATCTTTGCAGATTAAAGTACTGACCATTGGAAGCTAATAGTTCCATATTATTATTTTCTTCTGCATGAACACCAACATCCATTGATATTATCTTGAAACCTAGGTTTTTTAATAACTCTGCATAGGGAACAGCTATACCAGCATCATCGTTTTCCAAACCATCACTGAAAATTAATATACTCTTATTTGAAATTGATCTTGGACAGTTTGTTTGTGTTGCTATCTGAGCAGCATTTAAAAGATTGAATTCAAGATTACTACATAGTGCAATTGAATTGTTAATATCACAATTGTTACCCTCTGGATATGTTGTTGTTAAGATGTTTTGCGCCAACAATAATGCTTGATAAATATTTGTTGTAAAATCAGGATAGTTTAGAGGTACTGAAATACTATTTATTGCATTTGTAATACTACTTATATCACTTGTTAAATAAGTTAAAACGTTTGCTTCTTTAGCAAATGATACTATGGATATTTTTGTATTAATGTCTTGACTTAAAGTTGCTGAACAAAGATTCAGCACAACCTGTTTAACCTTATTAAGATCAATTGTTTCACTTCTACTACTATCAATTAATACAACAAGATCAACAACATTAGGAGAGCTTAATGAATTTGTTAGTGTTATGTTTTTATAAGGATAGTTTAATAATAGATAAGGAACAGTTGAATTTGCATTGATAGTATTCTTTAATGGATTTCTAAAATAGGTATATCGTCTTCCTGTCTTTAAAATCATTTGACTACCATTACCTGTTTGCCATGATCCAGTTCCATAACCAATATCTTTATCATGTGATCCATCTAAACGGAAAAATGAAAATTGTGGACTATTATAAACATCAAGATTTCTTGTATCATACCAGTTTCCAAGTGTGAAGTTGGAACCTAAACCAAATGGATCTGCAAAGAGATAATCAGCTACACCATTGTAACCATCAATTGTTGATGCTTGGTTACCAAGTGGTGAATAATAAATTGATCTACATGTACATGGATATTGTTCCAATGGAAACTTTAAATTTGTATTTAAAGGATTTGGATTTTGATAATCCTGATCCGTATAATAGTTATGTGGAAAAGATTTAAAGTATGGGCAATTACTTGCATGTTCATGATACTTAAATACTTTGTCTGCTGGTGTGTCAGCATCCATCCATATGAATGAAACGTATGAACCCGCATCAAGATTGAATGACAGTGATGTTTGAAGCGGACCTACCAAGTACTCCGAACAATTCACAGCAGGAGACGAGTAAACAGGAATAGAATTCGCCATGAAATCTAAACTGTCTGTTGTGGTTGATGCCAACCATGCTGCTTCCAACACAACACTTTGTGTCTTGTCTGAGTATTTGTAAATTTTATCTGCTAGGTTAAATGTATTACCAGCAACAGCACCTATCATTGAAACCTCTGGTTCAATTTCTGACAACCTTACAGGTAAACAGGTATCTTGCTTAATGGTTATCGGTAAGCTTGAAAAGCTTGGTAGAACCGTGTAGGGCCAAATAATGTTATTGCTTCCGTTATTGATTACTAAATCAGTGGTATCGAATTTATAAAGGAATGCCTCTTCCTGTGGCAACAATACATAATCCGTATACATTGAATTAATTGAACTGTTGTTGGTTCTTTTTACAATTGTGTCTGCTTCATCTGAAAACTTTGCAGCATGTGCTCCACCTTCAACAAGCGAAGTTTGATTTAAATACAAATCAAATGATGCTGAGTTTGGTGGTGTTGATGTATAATATTGGGTTAAGAGATGCTTTCTAACTTGTGGCTCCAAGGTCTCATATAAATGTTTATCCGAATCATTTAATGAATAACCATTAAAGTTTAATGTTTTGGAATCTATAGTAAACCAAACATACGGGAATATGAATGATGTATTTTCTTTGCTATTAAATTTTGCTTGAAGGTTATCGGTTTGGTATTCAATTCTTGTTCCTTGTAACCACGCACCCTGAATGATACCATTTTTCTCAGTAAAGATTAAATCTGAATCTTTATAGGTTGTACCAGAGGTTGCTCTATTTATTAAAAGATTGGAATTGTTAATACTAATAGGAGTAAAGATATTACCAATCTGTTGATCGTTGATTATTTTGTCTCCACTGGGCCAATAAAACCAATTGTTACCAGTTTGGAAATTCAAATTCAATGTAAAGTCCGCAGCATTTAAATCATTTGTTTTGATTGCGGTTAACGCATAAATGCTTTCACCTAGATATTTTTGAGAAGCTGCAACAAGATTATTTATTTGTGAAGTATAAAACCCAGATAAGGAAGTAGTTGATAGTATTGGAATTGTTGTTAGATACTGATTAAAAACCTTTGACAATGGTGTTGGTGCAACTCTACCAAGCATTCTACATGCCGCAATAGCATTGAGTTCATCAGTTGTTAAATTCGAGAACTCTTGTGACGTAGCAGCAGCATTTAAATCAACGTATTCTGATATTGGGATTGATGGATCGGAATCAAAATAGTTATTACTATCGTATAATTCTTCTATCTCAACAAAGAAATCACTGTTAACCGAAGACAACTGAGGATAGTAATTTGCTAATGGAGAAACTGGAATTCTTGTATATGAATATTGTTTGTTTGTAAAATTACTTAAAACATATTGATAGAGTATACTTTCCAATCCTATGTTTGAACCAATCAAAGTGTGCTTGGTTTTTGCTTTCTTTATCTCTTCTCTTTTCTGGCTTATTACCTGTGTTATCTCTTTTAACTTGTGTGCCAAGTAAGGAATTACATAAATTAAATCCTCATTGTTATCATAATCTATTTGCGAAAGAAACTGATCTCTTTCATCAGAATTAAAAAGAAAAATCAAATCCTTTACCAATTGTATATACTGTTCACGGGTTGAGGGAATTGCTGCTGACTTTAGTTTATTGTTAAAAGAATACCAAGAGTTAAGATAATTTAAATAGTTCTGTTGAGATAAATCGGCATATGCACCCTGTTGATTTGACCAATCTTGATATGATAAGGGTGATGTGGTGTTTAGTAGGGTATCCATGTTATTGTTGTATTATTTCAACAGGTGTTACAATCTGATTACCATCTTCATCTATACAGCATTGTGACACGCCATTAACGTAGATTGGAAAATTTCCTTGAATTTCGACTCCTTTTATTGTATAAGAGGTAAGAATTATTATGTCATCAGCCATTTTATCAAATACTTACTTGACATAGCAATTTTTTAATATACAATAAAAGAATATGAGTACAAATCTACAAACAAGACTTAAAGAAGAAACTGCCGAACTTCATGCTAAATCAGAGCAACATCCACTTATGCAGTCATTTGTAACAGGAACCTTTAACAAGGCGCATCTACTTGATCTTTTGATTAATTTACTTCCTATCTATCAAACTGTTGAGCAAAGACTTATACCAAAAGAAATTCTTGAAAATCCAGAGCTTAAAAGAAGCACTTATATTCAAAAAGATATTGACAAGCTTATTACGGATATTGGTTATGGAAAATCATCTCTTAAAGATATCACCATTAACTATGTTTCTAGCATGTGGGTAAAGCATCTTGGGTCTCTGAGATCAGATTTATATTTAAGGTGGCTTGCTGACTTCTATGGTGGTAGGATTTTATCAAGGTCACAGGCTCCATACAATGCAACATATGAAGCAAATGACCCAGCAAAAGTTATTAATCAAGTGAGACACATCCTTACGAAGGATTTTGATATGGTTAGTGATGATGATGTCGTTTTGCTTACCAAAGAATTCTTTCAGTTTCATATTGATTTGTTTGAGGAAATATGGACAAACTAAGAAAATATTTTGATCTTGTAACACAAGAGTTTACAAGTGCATTTGGTTATCCAGATCGTCCAGAATTAGACAATCCAAATGGTAATTGGTATAATAATGTATATAAGAGTCCTATTTTTAGACATATACATTTAGAATACTATGAAACAAAAAAAATTAAAGTATTTCATGCCAATATATTTCCCAATGCTACAATAGATTTTCCCATTTTAGGAGTAGACTTTATAGAGATAGGAAATAAAATTACAGGTTTCTTCTTTGATGTTACGCCTATTAATGCCAATCAAATAGTACAAAAGAGTTTGTTTAAATTTAAAAATTACATAACATCACCAGAAAGAAAATTACCAGAATGGGCAAATTTCTTTGGAGATAATTTTATATGCGTAACTCCCAATGAGGAAGAATTAGATCTTCTTTTTATTAATTCGATAACAATTATCAGAGAATACTTAAACTATGCCAATGATTATAGGGACAGATATAAATTAAATATAGAAAAACAAAATGCCTATTGCATTGGACAAAAGAAAAATGAAAAAACTTTTAAGGCTTTGGCAGCTGATGTAGGAGTTGAGAATGCTAAACATTTTCTTAATAATTTTATGTTTCCTGAGATTTGATACTTCCATGTGTAAGTATTAAATAATGAAAGATTTGGATTCACATAAGTTAAGATTAATTTATGAAGACTTAACGGGAGCAGACTATCCACAATACGGATCAAGCTCTCCTATTAGCACAGCAGTCATGGGTACAGAGGATCTTAGGTCTGCTTATGTGGATGTTCCAGAGAAAGCAGGAAATCAAAGCAGTAAGGATGATGAGGATATGGAGGGTGATTCACCTTTACAAAAAGCAGTCGATGAGATTAGAAATCTCTTAAATAAGATAGAAAACAAACAAGAAGAAGAAAATATTGTTGATCTTGATGAATCGGTTTTGACCCAAGTTCTCGGTGCTGCCAGTGGTTTTGCAAGTGGTATCGAAGCTGGTGGTGCAGGATCAATGGATAATTTGGTTTCAAACGTCAAGGGATTTCAAAAAGAAAAAAAAGATAAAGAAGGCAAAGCAATTGGAAAAGATAATCCACCTGTTGTCGGTGCGCCTGTTCAAATGGTCAACAACCCAGATGTAACTGGTGTAATCACAAAAATAGCAGCATCAAAAGAAAATTATATTGTACAACTTGTTGATTATCAAGATGTTCCAGATGATGTAATAACAAAAGGTAAAAAGGTAAAATTAGTAGAAAATCCTAGATCCGATTTAAGTTATGTATTTGTTAAGATTATGTCAGATCGAAGCTCAAAACCAGGCTGGAGTGTAAAATCCGTACAAGAAGCAAATAACCTAGCAGCATCAAACAAGTTGGTTCTAAATCCTAGTACAGGTAAACCTGATATGAAAATAACTACATGGGGTGGAAAAGGATTTGGTGATTGGATATATATTCCTTATGCATTAAACAAAACAGTTGTCGCACCATCTGCACCCTTACCGTAAATAAAGCTTGCATTATTAGAAAAGGTTGATAAGATATATTATATGGCAAAATTATTTAAAGAAATTGTAAAAATTCCCCTTACCCAAGATCGTAACTTTAATCAAAGAGAAAGACAAATTAATCAAGAAGTTCAAAGACAGATTGATCTTTTCAATGCAAGAGGTTATATTACAGAATCTCATGAGATTAGTCACAGAAGTGATGTGTTCGCTTCTGTTACATTTAATTTAAGAAAAATGGTAGGCGTTTAGTTTTTTTATCGCAAACTACCTTTCATGTAGGTAAATATATTTATATGAATTTTAGTGATCAAGTTAAAAAATTAATACAAGAAGCAAAAAGCTTAATCTTGTTAGAAGCTGATGAGAAATTAGCAAGAGATATAAACGCCAACACTGGATATGTATATGGATCTTATACAACACCTGCTAATGTGCCAGGTGGTAGATCAAAAGAAGTTTATGAAGATTGGCTTAACGACCCAGAAAATCAAGGGGAAAAAAAATTAGTTGTTACACAAAAAGAAATGTTTAATGCTAAAATTTTGATTATTAATTTATATAGTCAACTTTTAATTACTAAAAACCCTAAGAAATTTTATCAATTAGCCAATCAAATTTTTGGTCCTTTAAGAACAATTCAAGAAAAATATCCAGAATATGATAAAATTCCTCTTGAAATTGAAGATCCTACTTCAAACCCTGAGCTTACGTGTTCAGAAATTGCCAAAAATATTTTAGATCGTCTTGATAAAATGGTTTCGGTTAAAATTCATGCTTACAGAAAGAAAAATCGTTTTGCAAAGAATGATGAAGAACAACAGGTTGAAGAATCCGTCCAAACTTTTGGAGGAGTTACTGAAAACGAATGGTTTGTTTTAAGAACAAAATTATCAAATATTGAAACACCGCCAACAGAAGGTGGTACAGAAATTGCCACAGAAAATAATAGATATTATGCCTATATGACAAGTAAACAGGCATTTCCACCAAAAGATTATTATTGCTTAGATCTTTTAACAAGAAAAGTAAAAGGTAAAAAAGGCGAAATTGAATACTGGATCATGAAGAAAAAGGATAATAGTTATTTAAAGCAAATAACTCCTTTACCAAATGGGTATATTACCGAAAAACCATTATCTCCCGAATACGTGTCTGGTAATCTTCCTGCTAGATTTGAAAATGGAAAGGTTGTTTATAACGACAAAGGGCAAGCTGTTCCTGTTAAATATAGTCAAATAGGTGGCGTTTTATTGAAAGATTTCTTAAAAGCTATTGGTCATTATGAAATTGAAAAGGTTCTTAAAAACCCATCAGCATATCCAAATATAAAATTTGATGATTATGAGGTTGCCAAGAAAAAAGGATGGGTAAAGGGTGAGATCGAAGCTGAACTTTTAAAGAAATCAAGAGAAATTGGTTCGAAGGAAAAAGAAAGAAGAGAGAAAGCACAAGCAGCATTGGATGCACTATTTGGTGATTCAAAACCAAAAACAAATCCAATCCCAAAAGCAAAGAAGAAAAAATAATCTTGCATTAATCTTTCAAATGGTATATATTAGAAAAATACCATGAACAAAGAAAAAAAAGATGTTGACACAATGAGTGTTGATGAGTTAAAAGAGTATATAGCTATTCTTTTGAATCGTATTGCTGCTTTGGAAAGATCCAAGGAGCACTATGAGACAATAGCTAAAAACCTATCAAGATAATGCCCAAGAAAAAGAAAGTAAAGCCATCCAAGGTAATCAAAAATAAAAAACCTAGGAAGGAAACCAAACTGCAAAAAACCAAAAAAGAAAAACTTTTGAAGTTTCCTTCCAATCAATTGAATAATCTTTCCAAGTGGATGGAGTATTACAATGAACATAAGAAGTTTCCTCATATTAGAATCTATTGTTCTCATTGTAAGAATGCCTTTGTCAGCCTCAAGGGTATTGCAATGAAACATGCCATGAAGAACTTCGACAATGATGCCAAGAGAGTTCTAACAGAATCTCTGTGCAAGGATTGTAAGGAAGTTCTTGTACCAAAGGTTGTTAAGGAAAAGGAAACAAGGATTATCCATGTTGAGACTCAAGAAGAGAGGGAAGCAAGATACGACAAGATCAGGGAAACTATTCCAAAGGTTGATTTCAACAGAGTCAGAGAAGTTATCGATCTTAAGAAAGATCATGATGCATGTAAGAAACACACTTATTTTGCTTGTAATAATCCTCATGTTTATCTTGACATGGGTTGTGCAGAATGTACACTTAGTAAACATTGCACATGCCCCATCAAAGATCTTAACAGGGTTCCAGATGGTAAAGCACCAAAGTTCAAGAAATTCATAAACAAACCTAAACAATAATGTACACAGTTAAAAGATGGAACGGATCATCATGGTATGATTCTATGCTTTCACCATACAAAACCTATAGCGAGGCTATGAAGCACGTTAACGACTATGCATTTCATTATACAAAAGAATATCCATACAAGATTGTTGAGGCAAAACAAAGAGAAAAAGTTGTTAAAAGATTTGTAAAAACTAATTGGGAAGGAATGGTAATAGTATGAACCTAAAGAGAGACAACTGGACAAATGACGAGGTGATTGATATTGATATCATTGAAGGTTGTATGATACCTATCAAGATGGATGATGCCATGAATTGGAAATGTAAAGTTTTTTTCAAAGAAATTCGTAAGATTCCTAAAGGTGTTACAACTTTATATGGAATTAAATGGTATTATGATATGTCTAAACCAGTTGATATCATATATTCTAAAACAGTTTCAAATACTGGAAAGACTTCTATCTATGCTGGATATTCCATACTTTGGAAAATTAGAAAATATAAAGATTACACAGATATAGATTCAAATCGTTTATCTAAAACAGTGTACGAAGAAATGGAATTGGCAGTTAAAAAGTATGAAGATCAACTTACTTAAATATTATGAAATATTATTTTTGGCTTATATTTTTTTATATAAAGAATCTTCCTGAGATTATATATCTATATGTTTATATGGAATATCTTTATGTAAAGATAGCAGTCATTCAGATGATTCAATTGTTGTTTCCAGATGAGTGATGAACAGATACTAATAGAGTTTATCAGGTGGTTTGTCCCATTGACTATTATATTATTTTTAATTTTCATGTATAAAAGGGATAACGAAGAACCCTAAATATTAGTATGAGTATGATGCTTCCACCAGACCACAAACACGCTCCAAAGCCTGATCATAACCACGAGACATGGGCAGCATTTTTTAAAAACGATGAGGAAGCACAGAAAGCATTAAAGAAAGCAACCGATAAGATTAGCCAAACTCATTTAATAATTAGTGCAAAGGTTACATTCACCACGAAGTTTCATGATGGAAACATTTACAAGATAGATATATACAAAACACCAAAGAATTTGACATCTTAATGACATGCTACTAAGATATTAGTATGGATGAATACTATGATAGTGATTTTGATGAAGAGTCTTGGAAAGAAAAACAAGGAAAGAAAAAGAAAATCATTACTAATCCAAAAGGTCCTTATCAAATAGAAATGAAATTCAATGGTATTGAATATGATATCATTATAGAAAATACGGCATATAATAAGTTTAAGGTTTGTGCAATCAGTAAAACCGATGAAGAAAATAATTTGAAATCCTATCAGATGGAATTAAAATTACTTAACAGATACCTTGAAGCAGAAGGCTTTTATCTTGCTGCAAAGAAATGGAATTTGTTTTATGAATAATACTAAATATCTATGTGCCACTTCATAGATTAATAATAGAAATATGTGGATTTTTGATGACAAGCATCTGGTTTCTTTGTTATCTTCCCCAGATCTATAAAACATATAAAACAAAAAAAGCACAAGATATTTCCCTTATCATGGTTTACATGACATTACTTGGTTATGTATTTGGAATGGTATATTTGTTGGGAACATATTTTAGCATGTGGGTATTCATAAACTATTGCAGTGGTATTATTAACATGCTTTTAATGCTTTATTTCTGTTACAAATATAAAAAAGATTGACACAAGCAATTTAAATCTATATATTAATTTAATGCAGAAAGTCTTATCGGTTAAAGTTGACATGGACAATGCACTACTTGAAGCATGTAAACCATTTGATTACAACTTCACAGGTACAAGTGAGTTCATTCTACCCAAGTTTGATGCCCCAAAGAGAGATGGATCATGGGGTATAGGACTAATTGTGGGAGCATCTGGAAGTGGTAAGACTCAACTACTAAAAGAACATTTCAATATTACCGAAGAGTTAGAATGGAATCCCAACAAGGCAATAGTATCCCAAATGGGAGAGCAAGCAATAGAAAGGCTATCAAGTATTGGACTGAACTCTGTTCCTTCTTGGTGTAAACCCTATCATGTCTTGAGTAATGGGGAGCAGTTCAGAGCAAGGATAGCTCGTATGCTCAATAGTAACACTAGCTTTGATGAGTTTACAAGTGTTGTGGATCGAACTGTTGCCAAGAGTGCATCCAATGCTATCCAAAGATACATTCGACAACAGGGCATGAAGGGTGTGGTATTTGCTACATGTCATAAAGATATAATCGAATGGTTGCAACCTGATTGGGTGTATGATACATTGAACGAGTCTTGTATGCCAAGGGGGTGTCTTTGTCCAAGACCAAATATTACAATCGACATTCAGCCTTGCTCTAAAGAATACTGGCAAATTTTCAAGAAGCATCATTATTTAAGTGGAGACCTAAACAATGCATCAAGGTGCTTTATTGGTACATGGAACAATGAACCAATCGCCTTTGGTGCAGCTATCACTATGCCTAGTGGATCACTCAAGAATGCATGGAGAGGTCACAGAACCGTTGTGCTACCTGACTACCAAGGACTAGGAATCGGTGTAAGGTTCAGCGATGCAATTGCACAGATGTTTATTGAAAACGGGTATCGTTATTTCTCTCGCACTGCTCATCCAAGGATGGGATCTTATCGCATGTTGTCTCCGTTGTGGAAACCCACAAGTAAAAACAAGGTAAGGAGAAAGGATTATGAGAAGAGAAGAGCACAGGGAATTCCTACCTACAATAACTATATTATTGATCCAAGGAGAAATTGTTTTTCTCATGAATATGTTGGATCAGGTGTCCAGACGACGAATCTCAAGTAATTTTAATTCCCCGTGAGGGTAATCTTGACGTAATAATTCATAGGCAATTGAACTATGCTCGGTGACAATTCTTAGCATCTTTACATCTTCTTTGTGAACATATTCATAAAAATATTCAAATAATATGCCACTCATTTTGTATATTTAGTGCAAAAATACCCGAAAAGATATCCGAAAATACCCAAAAAAGTGGGAAAAAGTGGGGGAAAATGGGAAAAAGTGGGGAAAAAAATATCGTATTACAGAGTAAAATAAAAAAAATATCTTTAATATGGACATTTCTAGGTGTAAGTAATATTAAGATGAGTAATAACGATCAGAAAAACCTTCAAGCCCTTTACGAGAACCTTTCACTTGGTGGAGATTCTATGGGTAATTCACCAGACAGCGAAGAGCACAATGAATTTGATTCAAGTGAGGCAATGGAAAGTCCTTCCGCAAGACAAGAACTCCTTAACCACTTCCAGAATGAATTAGATATCCCAGAAGACGTAAATGTTGATGATGTTGTTGAATATCTTACAAACAAAGGCGTTAAGATAAAGCCACAAAATGACGAAGAAGAAAGTGCATTCAAGGATGCACAGCACGATGATCTTTTTGATGGTGATAGTTCATCGATGGATGATGAACTAGGTTTCTAAGAACAGTTATTTTAAAATAACATGGGAAGAATATATCTTCCCCTCATATTCAAATTCATAAACATCCTGACCCCAAAGGTCTTCTGATATGTTTATGAATTTTGTTTTTGACACGGCAATCCATTCACCGTTAACCATAGCATGAGGTTGCTTTTCGTCGTTCATTTATAGTAATTATTGACAAAGACAATAAGAACCAAAAGAATTGCAAGGGTTAGAAATATGCCCATTATGCCTATCATAAAGAGCAATGGAGAAAGCTTGGGGTAGTCTCTCCGACATATGCTCCCAACATATTGAACTCATACCATTCCATAGCCTCTTCACGGGTCATACCACCCTCGATGAGTTTATTTAAAACCGCACCAAGGTCATATAAAACATGGTTTTGCTGACCAAACCTCTCGACAACACCCAAGATACAATCATCATAACCATCCATTGTGAGAGCATCCTCGGTGAGACACTCAATTAGCTCAACCATTTTACTTCTTTCCATTGAAAATTACGTTGTATTTGTCTATGATTCTTTCGTCCATAACAACACTTTTGCTGTGGAAGCGAAGGTTACTCTTGTTATAGTGCCATACTGATCCCTTTTCACGATCTTGGGGAGAGATAATCTCCAAAGGACAGACAGGAAAAACCTCCACGTTCAAGGAATCCCCTTCTGGAGAAACCAGAATGACCGAAGGATTATTAATTGTTATATAGTCCTCGTTTTCATTGAGATACTCCCCAAAGAAAACCGTATTGCTTTTATCGAATATTGTAATGTACATAAAATTTTACTGGGTAATTGGCACAAGTTGATAACCAGCAGGTACACTCGGAGGAGGAGCAGAGGGAGCATAAACCACAGCAGGTACTCCCCCATAATAACCTCCACCACCAAGGATCGCACCACCAGCAGCAAGACCAAAGAGAGTCCATCCCAAGCCATTGGGAATGCCAGTACCATACCAACCCCCATTGTTACATCCTCCATAATAACCACCCCCACCATAATAACCACCCCCACAACCACCACCACCATAGTAACCCCCATAGCCTCTATTTCCCCCACCAGAATAATAGGTAGTTGAGGTTCTATAAACATTGTTGTTAATAGTGGTTCCTCCACCTCTGTAAACAGTGGCATTAGCACCAGTAGATCCCATGTTGTGAACATAAGGATTTGCACGAGAAGTGGAAACAAGAGCACATGCCATTGCTGCCACAATTAGGGTTGTTGTTGTGTTTTTCATATATACTGATAGTAGATTACTTGCGCTTTTTTGTCAAGGGAAGTTTTTTCCTTCTCTTAAAAAAAGGCTTTTCATCAGGGAGTTTTAAAAATTCCTTGCGATGTTTAACATACCATGCAAGATCTTGCTTAGAGTTCATCAAAATTTTCCTTATCATACATAACCACATTTTCCAGCATATTGTTGAAAATAGAAATAACGTTCCTCTTGTATGTCTCCTGTTCGCTATCAGGCTTCTTATCAATGACAACCTGAGCCAGTATTGCCAGAATAGTCGCACACGAATTCTCACTCATCACACGAGTATAATCCACAAATATGTCAGAAGGATATACCTTGTAACGAACCATACCCGATTCATCATCGTGTACATCCACCACATCCATATTAACACTAAAAAGGGGAATACTAAGATCTTGTTTTTCCATATATTTAAGACTAAATCACCCAAGAAAAAAAGTCAATTGAAAAAATACAACACCCTGTTTTAATAGAACATGGTGTGGCATTACCGCAGTTTTAAAAACACTTTAAAAAAATTCAATACAAGGTAATTAAATTACATGAACGAAGAAGAAATAAGAAACAAGATATTAATATTACAGGCGCAGGAAATATCAATTAAAAAAGACATAGAAGAAAGTACAAGTAAATCAAAGATCAATAAGGAGAAACTAATCCTTGTACAGGAAGAAATCCATACCCTAGTAGATCAATACAATAGGGTAAAAAACCCTAGGGCGATTTAATAGAACACCATGTTACACTGACACACCATGTTACAGTACAACAATTAATAAAACCTATAAAGAATGTGTGTCATTAAGAAGAAGAACTCAAAGGTCTTCACATAGCAATAACAAGAGAACTTATTATCTATTAACCCTAAGAAGAATTTCTTTACCTTTTTCATTACAATACAAACTTATCTTTAGAGTAATGATTTTGTTTAAAAAAATAAAAAAAAGATTTTTTGGTTGTGTTCTGGCATCTTTGGCAACCCCAAAAACTTCAGACGAGTTGTTCCAAAGAATTATCTAACAAGAACTAACATCTAAATTTCTAACGACTTCTAACGACTTTTAACGACTTCTAACGACTTCTAACGACTTCTAACGACTTCTAACGACTTCTAACGACTTATTAGAATTAGTTTAACCTACAAATTCTTACAAAAACTTGCATGGCAAAATTTTGTAAATTGTTGTAAGGCTTTCTGAAGATTTGCGTAAGACGATAAATATAGTGGATATTTCAGAAATGATTCGCTCCGAGGCGAAAGACTTCTGAAGACATCTGAAGACATTGCAAGTAATTGTAAGATGTTAAAAGACTTTGTAAAATCCTTTGTCTGGGTAACAACGTCTTACGCAAACTTCTGGCGGCACTAGTAATAACGTCTTACGCAAAAATAGGTCAGAAAAATGTTTGACCTGTGGAATGTTTTCTATATTGTGAGAGTCGCTATGAGCCGCAAACACCACTCCAAAGAGTTTGATTCCCTTATTGATCTTGCTATCAGTAGGGGGATCAGAATAGTCCGTAAGGGTAACAAGTTCTCCTTGTTCCCTTCCGATCCAACCAAACCATTCCATCTCTTCCACAGGGGGGATTTGGGAGTCAAACCTCTTCGCCAATGGCTGAAGAACAACTAAAAGCTAGACACATGACAACACCAACACCAAGAGAAGTAAAAGTAGTAGACCTAACCGATCTAGTCCCTGCGGAATGGGATTGGTTCTGGGATATGCTAGGGAGTGCAAATCCAGATTTCTCCTATGGGGATAACAATCTGACTCTGATAGCAGGGGAGAGATTCGCTCGTTTCATTGACGATGCTTATGAGTGGTTCTCTTCTGGTATTAACGATGAGGATGGGGAGGAAATAGATACTTGCACCAAGGAGGAATGGAAAGCATTTGTCGATATGCTGTGGGATCTCAACAAAGAGCAAATCTACATCAACCTAGAACCCTAAACCTATGAAGAAAACATACAAAGTCGAAGTCACTCGCACAACCTATGATTCCATGTCTTTTGATGTGGAGGCAAACAACGAAGAGGAGGCATACGATAATGCCATTGAAATCGCTATGGAGGCACTATGGGGATCTGGCAATGCTGAATACGAGGTTGAAACCTTGGAAGAAGTAGAGGAGGACGAGGCATGAGCAGTTACCTAATGGACTTCCAGAGGACTTCCATCCCTAAAACAATAAAAACAATACTATTGACATTCTAACGCACCTAGTGCATAATATATAAATGATCTGGAGAGCTAAAAATGTAATGAAAACGGAATCCGTCTGGCACAAGCTAGACAAGGAAACCAAGTATGATCTTCTTAACCTTTCACAAAAGGAGAGGGAAGAGATTGCAACCTGTCGTGCCAAGAGACTTGACAAGAGAGCAAAGGCAAGGGGCATATCCATGAACAAGGATGGTTCTTTTGTAGGATAATTTTTCAATACAAACAAAAGGAGGTGAAATAATAATGACCAATAACACAATCGTAGTTAAAGATTTCTCGTATATCGGGGGATTCAATACTCTTCCAACTGATGTGAAGAAGGCAGTAGTCATGGAGGAGATCAATACTTCTCGGTATAGCCTTCTTGGAGCAGTCAATCAGTTTGGCAAGATGAAGCTCATGTGCCGCTATCACAATCGTCGTGACAGCCTCGGTAAGTGGACTTGTAATAGGAAGAAGAAATAAGCAACAATTCGGTTGCAAGAGCAAACCCCAATCACCTCGCTCGGTGGTTGGGGTTTTTTTTGTTTTTTACATTACTTTCAAAAACAATGTAAGAAACCAAACCAACAAAAATTCTAAACATTTGCGTTCTATCCGCCGCTGCGTAAGACGTTGTTAGTATTATATGACTACTTTCAAGGTCTTACGCAAGGTAACTGGACATCTAATAACAGCGTCTTACGCAAAAGTTGGTGAAAATTTTTGTTGCATGGGGAATGGTTTTGTATATTGTCATCTTCAACACCAACCAAACAACCCATGAAACTACTCGACACACCTAATCAAATCGAACAGATCGGAAACATCACCGAGACTTCCTCCTTCAAGATGAAGTCCTCTCGTAAAGCCTTCCAGATCCTCTCTGACCTCTACTCCGATAAGCCTCTGGCAATCGTTAGGGAGTTGGGATGCAACGCTAATGACTCAATGGTTGCCTCTGGTAAGAAGGATCAACCTTTCCATATTCACCTTCCCAACTCTCTTGAGCCTTGGATCACCATTCAAGACTTTGGAACAGGGATCTCTCACCAGAACATCTACGACATTTACTCCACCTACTTTGAGTCCACAAAGACCAACACCAACGATCAGATTGGATGCTTGGGTCTTGGGTCAAAGTCTCCCTTCTGTTATACGGACAACTTCTCTGTCACCTCTATCCATGATGGAGTCAAGAGAATCTACAATGCCTACTTTGCTCAAGATGGCAACCCTACGATTGCTCTGATGAGTCAGGAGAACACTAGCGAGTCAAACGGAGTTGCTGTCCAGATCCCTGTCAAGGAGAAAGACTTCAATGAGTTTATCAAATCAGTCCAGAAAGCATTTCGTTTCTTCGATGTCAAGCCAACTACCTCTGGTGGAGTGTGCTATTGGTCAGAGGAGAAACCTATGTTCTCTGGTGAGGATTGGATGTTCTTGGATTCCTCTACACAATGGGAGGCATTTGCAATCATGGGTGGAGTCACCTATCCTATCGACCACTACAAGGTTGCTGACAAGTATAACCAGATTGTTCGCAAGGGTGTGGTTCTCAAGTTTGCTATGGGTGAGTTGGACTTTGCTCCAAGTCGTGAGCATCTCTCCTATGACGATGCCACTATCAAGGCTATCAATGACAAGATGGAAAAAGTCTTGACAGAGATCAAACACAAGGCAAAGGATCAGATCGTATCCAAGGATAATATCCTTGACAGCATCAGGGCATTAGGAGCTTTCCAAGAGAGGTTCTCCTTCTATGGCAACCAAGCATTTGAGATGAAGGATGTCGTGTATAAAGGTTACGACATCAGTGAACCCCACAAGTTTGTCAAGGATATTCTCAAGACTTCTATTCAGTCCTTCTCTCGCTACTCATACAGGAAGCAGGTGAACACCAGCACATCCTTCAGCTTCGATAAGAAGTTTGAATGGTATTACGATGATGGAGGATGTAAGAATCCATTTGCTCGTATCAAGATGCTCATTCGTGATACAAGTGATACCTGTGCTATCTTGTTCACCCAAGAACAGAAGCAGTCCATGTTGGAGGTTGGTTTCCCCGATGTATTCAAATCTGCTTCCTCTTTGCCTTCTCCTACTGCCAAGAGGAAGCTCAAGAACGGAACAATCGTTATCAAGGCTAAAGAGGACATCACTTGCTACGAGATTGGGGCTACCTACAATGTCTCTTGGGAGTCAAGGACAATCGAACCATCATGCACAAATATCCCCAAGTATTATATTCTCAAGGGAAAGACATGGGAGTTGAATGTCAAGCTCAATAATCTTCGCCTGATCCAAGACAAGGATCGCCTTCGCACCTATTGTCAAGCATTTACTATCAATATCAATGAGGTTGTTCTTGTCACCGAGAAGGAGGCAAAGAAGCTCAAGGCAAGGGGAAGTCAAGACTTCATTGAATGGTTCAACAGGGAGCATGACCTTACTTGGGTTGACATGGAGGAGGTAGGGGTTATATCGTCTTACGCAAGGCACAGGATCAATGACATTGTTGCTCATAAAGAGTATAAAGACCTTGATGACTCCAACCTCATTAAGCAGATGCTTGTCAAGCTCAAGTCACTTGGTAATAAGTATGAGAAAGTCCAGAATGTTCTTCCCTTCTTGGATCAAAAGGTTATGGGAGATACTTTCAAGATGGCAGATAAAGCACTTGACTTCCTTCTCTCTAATCTGTTAGGTTCTTATGGAGACGATCAACAGATGTATCTTCTCCTCGCAAAGAAACTAGAAAAATAAGTATTGACAACCCAAACAAAACAAAGTAGTATCACTATATGAATAACACCAACAATGCAGTCACCATTACAGGACAGGGAAAAATCTCTGCTTGTATCAACGGGGCAATCTACACGATTGACCAAACTCACCCAAACTACACCAAAGCTCTTGATGCTGTCAAAGCACAGAATTGGGATGCTTTCCTTGATGCAGTCGATCTGTCTCGTAAGGTGAGGGACTTCGTTCTCAACACCGATGTCCAGATCCTTGATGGCATCATCGTCTATAAGGGAGAACCAGTTCACAATACTCTCACCAAGAGGGTGATCTCCTTCATGCAACAGGACTTGCCATTCAAGCCTTTGCTCAATTTCCTCTACAACTTGATGGAGAACTCCTCCTATCGTGCAGTCAATGAGTTGTATGACTTCCTTGATGTTGGAGAGTTGCCTATCACCGAGGATGGATTCTTCCTCGCCTTCAAGAATGTTCGTGCTGACTACAAGGACATTCACTCTGGATCATTTGACAACTCTGTTGGCAAGGTGTGTGAGATGCCTCGCTACAAGGTGGATGAGGACAAGGATCGCACTTGCTCTTATGGTTTGCACTTCTGCTCCATCAAGTATCTCCCTCACTTCTCTGACAGCAACGGAGGCAAGACCATGATCGTCAAGATCAATCCCAAGGATGTAGTTGCTATCCCTGCTGACTACAACAACACCAAGGGTCGCACTTGCAAGTATGAGGTGATCGCTGAATACACCGAGAATTGGAGGGAGAAGTTGGGTCGTGGAGAGAACGGATTCGACTCCGATCTCTACTCCTCCGATGGTGGAGACTACGAGGACAAGGACAACGATGAGCCAGCACTCTGCACTATCTGTGGAACTGATCTCACTAACACTTATGATGACTACGAGAAATCTCGTTGTGGGTCATGCAGGGATGTTGAAGATGCTGGTCTTTGTGATGAGCCAACCTTCAATGATTACCTTGACAAGAAGTGTGGATACACTCAAACCGAGGAGACAACTTGTTGTGGTGGATCTTGTCACTCTGATGACAACCAGTATGGCAAGAAGCCAGATGGATCTCTCTTCCACAACTTGAGGGATGCCCTTGGTAAATTCACAAAGAAGAACTAATACAATGTCAACAATAATTGATGAAGATGGAGAGCAACTTCTGACAAACACCCAGATGATTGTCAAGAAGATCAAGGAAGCAAAAAACATCCAAGGTTATACTCTCGATGAAGCAGGAAACAAAGTTTTCGATATTGAAGTCGATTACTGGAACGGAGATGCAACCTACGATGAAGGTCTACCAGACATTGTTATCGGTGGAAACAAAGCAGTCATTTTCTACGATGAGTTGGAGAATGCACTAATCACCAATGACAATCGCCTGATTGTTGGAAACCTTTATGAGTTCCTACTCTCCTAACTATGTCTTACGCATACAGGGTTCATCTTCCAAAGAGCAACCCTTGGGCGGAAGATGAGAGTTGGGTTGAATCTCTAATCACTTCAAAGGATGATTACTATTCTCCAAAAAGGGGGATCTTTGAACCAACAGATGACTTGTTCGGAAACAATGGAACAGACAATAAAAACATTCCTATTGGTTCAGAACTCCATGACATTCCAATAGAACTTTAGAACCTTCGCCCTTGTAGCTCAATGGTCAGAGCAGTCGGCTCATAACTGATTGGTTGGGGGTTCGAATCCCTCCGAGGGCAGTCAATATGCTTTCATCGTTCAACGGATAGGACTGATCTCTTCTAAAGATCAAATGTAGGTTCGATTCCTACTGAAAGCACCATTGACAATAAATTAAAAAATCTTTACAATAGACAAATGAATACTGCAAGACATATCTCTAGTCAAATGTCTCAGGAGTTCGTTGTCGAACTTAAAAATGAATACAAAGGTAAGTATAGGGTTTTTCTGGTTGGTGAACACCTTTTTGCTTTTTTTGATGCGCCTATACTCCTTCAGGTATTGAACGAGGATATTTTGGCATTGCTTAAAAATACAATTTATCCAAAGATATAAGGATACCGATGGGATCGTAGCTCAATGGTAGAGCAGTTCGCTTTTAACGAATTGGTTTCGAGTTCGAGTCTCGACGATCCCACAATTTTAACCCGTCGATTTCGACGGGTTTTTTTGTGCCTCGAAAGGTTCCCGCAGCCGCAGCCCGTAAACTGCGTAAGACGTTGTTATTTAAATATATTTTACTTTCAACGTCTTACGCAAAGGTTGGTGCAGAAAGTTCTTGGCATATTTCCAAACCAAACCAAACTACTACCAATGAAACACATCAGAGTTACACCAGAGAAAGATTCTGGTATCAAAGACAACAACAACTGCACCATCTGTGCATTGTCCACATCTGCTGGCATTCCCTATAATGAAGCTTTTGAAATAGGAAAAGCCGCAGGAAGAAAAACTGGTCGTGGATTTCATACCGAAAAATTAGCCTTGACAGCAAAGAAGCATGGTATCAGTCTTCGCAAGATGAAACACAAACCTATAACCATCCAAAAATTCCTTGAAAGATACCCAACTGGTCGCTACTTGGTTCGTCGTCGTGGTCATGCCTTTGCTATCATTGATGGCATCATATACGACCATCTGACAAATACTCCTCTCCAGAGAATTACAGATAGTTGGAAAGTCGAATCAAAAAGACTTGACACAATCAAAGCAATCGCTAGTTTCTAATACCTATGATCACACCAACCACCATCACCAACTATAATCGCACCGAAGCTGAACTGGAAGAGTTCCTTATGTTCGCAATCCTCGTTGCTGGCAAAGGAGCAGAGCAACAGGCAAGGAAGCTAGATGCTTTCCTCAAACATTGTATGCATAAGGAGAAAGGCAAACCCTTTGCTCTTATTTCTCGTCTGTCTAGCATGGGGTGGCTTGAGATCCAGATGAAGGAGTTTAAGCTAGGTCAATACAAAAGGATCGGTCATGCATTCAAGGAGATCCTCAAGTTCAAAGGTCGTTTGTCCAAGGTCACCATCGAACAACTGGAGAGCATCAAAGGTATCGGATCAAAGACTGCTCGTTTCTTTATCCTTCACTCTCGACCAGATGCCAATGTTGCTGTGCTTGATACACACATCTTGAAGTGGATGAGTGAGAAGGGATATAAGAGTATTCCTAAAGCAACTCCTCCGAAAAAGAAATACGCAGAGATTGAGAAGTTGTTCTTGCAAGAAGCAATTATTCACCAGATGACTCCTGCCGATTTGGATTTGACGATCTGGAAGTCTTACGCTACAAAGAAATCCAAAGATTGATATTGACACCAAACCCAAAAACAATCATACTATAAGTCCAATGAAAGATCCAATCACACTACTACTTCGTTTCTTCGGAAAGGAAGTCAACCCAAAGAATTCTCTCATCTTCATGCATATCATGGAGACGACTCACAGCAACTGGCACACTCGTTTGTTTAACAATAACCAGATCGGAAATTACAAATACAATCTTTACTAATAGTCAAAGATTCTTGACAAATCATTAAAAACCTATAATATAAATTTGGTGGTATCTATTGAGAGTAGTGGCTCAATAGAGTTCATAGGGAAGTCCTCCCTCTCTTAGTGGTTCAAGAGAGGGGGGCAACCTAGAAACCATCTCAACAAAAAAACAAATGCAAAAACATATTCCAACTCTTACCATCCTTTTCTTCACAGAACACAATCTTTATGGATACGAATACGATGATGTTCAAGGTCTTACGCAAACCGAGTATGGTTTCCTTTCTTTGGATTCCTGCCTTGGAAGTGCCTTCAAACACTTGAAGACTTTCCTCGTCTTACCCGAAATCGAGAACAGATAATGCTTGTCCTATTGCTGTTGTTTGTAGTAGGTTGCTATTACAACAAATACGGATCACTATGAAAGAACCCAAACCCACCAAACCAAAGAAACCCAAGAAAGTTTCTAGAGACTCAACGCATTACCTTATCCATGTGTATAGTGATAAGGAAATGCTTCAGCACTTATACTCGACAGGAGATATTCCCAAGGACAAAAAGAAAGCACTTGACTTGATGAAGGATCTCTATACAACTGATCTGATGCACAGCAGGTATTACTTCTATGAACTAGTAGAGCAATCCTTCAAATCAATCGACACCCTACCCAACAACAAATGAAAGACAATACGAGACTATCATGATAACCTTCACCAGCAAACCAGCACAAGGAAACCTTGCTAAACATTTTAGCGAGGAGAACAGATGGTTTAATGTGAACATCTCTCCGTCTGTTACATCTAATCTTAACGAGGAATGGTATCAGATTATTGACTCTAGAAAGAGTTGGAAGAACAATAACAAGTGGACTCGCATTATCAAGAGAGATATGGTGAGAATCAATTTCGCAAAGAAAAACCAAATGACTCCCTTTGATCGTGAAGTGGAGATCTTTATCAATCAAACCTACCCAATACCAACAGAATGAGAATACATAGCAGAAGAATCTCCCACGAATTTATTGATGATCCTTTGCATGAACAAAGATCTGTTCATTGGACAATCATCTTTGAAGATGGTGAACTTCCTTCCAAGGAATTGGAAAGATTTAAAAGAACCGAAGTTCACCAACATATTGGTAAGTTCGGAATCAATCATTATTTCCAAGGTAGAAGAACTATCCAGTTTCGTCCAGAGCATTGCAAAGATAAAGTCAAGAATAAAATAATCCAGATGATTACAGATTTTCTTCTTGCCAATGACCAACCTTTAATCATACCATTCAATACTCCAAAACAACCAACCCAATAACACTATGCCTAACCATTGCACCAACCTCCTTTCCTGCACTAGTGGAAAGACCATCGGATCAATCATCAAACCTTATCTTACAGATGATGGCAAGAGTATTGACTTCAACAAGATCCTCCCCATGCCAGAAGGAATCCTAAAGACTTGTTACTCATCTTCCGTTGAAGAGATCACCAAGGAAAGGACACCAGAAGAAGTAGAAGCAAGACAGAAAGCACATGATCTTTTACAAGAGCAGAATGAAAAGGATTATGGATTCAAATCTTGGTATGATTGGAGTGTTGCCAACTGGGACACCAAATGGAATGCATACTCTTGTTATACCTTGGAAGATGGTTTCAACGAGATTGATGATCTTTCAGACGTTGGATTTCAAACGGCATGGAGTCCTCCGATTAATGTCATCAGAGAACTTGCAAAGCTTACGGGTGAGTCCCTTCGTATGAGTTACTACGATGAGGGTTGGATGTTCGGAGGAGAATACTTTGTCAATGCAGATGGATCAGAGAGTGACAACTGCTATGATGATATTGATGATTGCCCAGAACATTTGAAGGAGGAGTTGGATGTCCAGTATTTCCTTGACTGCCAAGAGGAAAACGAGGATGATGAATAATGACAGAACTCCAATACAAAGATCTCACGAGGAAAGCAATGATTCGTGAATACTTTCATCTACAAACAAAAACAATAAATATAATCGATACAGCAAATGAACTCTATGAATACATTGAGAGAGTTTACGTCAACGATCCTGATCTACAGGAGTTGCTTGACAAGTTTGACAATGTTGTGGACAATACAAAGATATGACAAAACAACAAACCCAGAAGATCAAGAATCTATTGGATGCCCTCCATGAAGAAGAGAACTGGTCAAAGTATCCAATGCTTGTAGTATTGGGTTCTTTACTCATCTCCTTCTCTGTGGGTAAAGATATCAAAGCTCTCAATACAAACTAAAGTTCAAATGCAAAGTGTGTTTTAATAGAACATGGTGCGGCATTACCACAAAAAAACAAACCCAACCAATAATACACTAAATGAAAATCAAAACCAGTATCATTATGGATATAGGATACCAAGAAAAAAAAGATCTTGTCATCGAAATCTCCGAAGAATTTGATGAATATACAAACTTCAACATTAGGCATGATGATGAAAGGTTTGAACACGCACTATCAGTTCCAAATAATAAACTAAAGGAATTGGTAGAGGCAATCCAACACCACATCAAGATCCACGGATTATGACACACCCAAACCCAAATACCAAATCATATGTCCGTGGTTTCAACGATGGGTATATCCAAGGAGTAGAGAATAATCCTTACGATGGAGAAAAGAATGCCATCTCCCACATTCAATACAAGTGGGGTTATGATGCAGGAGTAGCAACTTATTGCAGGGAAAAACATCCAGAAGACGAAAATGCATAGAAGAAAAACAACATAAACTCCTAGTCGGTAGGAGTTTGCCTTACCCCTTGAATACATATTCCCTATTCAAGGGGTTTTTCTTTGCCTTATGAGTAAGAATTCGTCTTACTACGGGCAACCCCAGACCTGTGCGTAAGACGTTGTTATTTATAAATATCCTACTATCAACGTCTTACGCATAAAGGATTCCCCCGTAGGGGGAATCCTTCTGGGGGATTCTAGGATTGGAGTATTAGCGTCTTACGCAAAGATTCCGAAGATTTTTCTTGCACCCTCCAACGACTTTGCTATGTTGATGCCCTATGACAACCACTACCTTAAAAACTGCCAAGCAAGCGGAGGCAATCGTTCACACCCTGTCGGCACCTTCAAAAATGCCAGGCTACTCATACAACACCCCTGCTTTTCGTTGCAAGATCGGAAGCATCCTACGCAAAATCGTCGGTTCGGTTTGCGAGAAGTGTTATGCTTGCAAGGGGCGTTACATATTCCAGAATGTCATTGAAGCTATGGAAAAGCGTTTTGCCTCCCTTTTAGATCCTAGGTGGACGGAGGCAATCACCTTTCTGATTTCCAAGAAAGAGAAAAGCGGATTCTTTCGCTGGCACGATAGCGGAGACTTGCAAGGCACTTGGCACTTGGAAAAGATTTGCCAAGTGGCAAAGAATCTTCCCTTTATCAAGTTCTGGCTTCCTACTAGGGAATACTCCATCGTCAGCGACTACATAGAGAAAGAGGGAAACACTATCCCAGAAAATCTCTGCATTCGTCTCTCTGCTCTTATGATTGACGGAAAGACACCCGATGCAATCGCAAAAAGACTAGGCGTTCAAGTGTCGGGCGTTTCCTCTGCTGTTGGTTATACCTGCCCTGCACCCTCACAAGGGAATGTCTGCGGATCATGTCGAGCCTGTTGGGATAAGAATGTCTACCTAGTGAATTACAAGCAACACTAGACTCCCAGCGTCTTACGCAACCCTCACCGAGAAATCGGTGGGGGTTTTTTTGTGCCTTCATCCAATCCTGAAACCTAACCCTGAACCCGTCCGTGCCTCCTGAAACTGCGTAAGACGCTGTTATTCGGACATCTTTTTACTTTCAACGTCTTACGCAAAGATTCCGAAGGTTTTTCTTGCACCTTGGGAATTGATCCACTACATTCACTATATCGAAAGCGACTCAACCCATCACCTACGAGGGGCAGGAGCAATCGAACAACTGGAGACATCACCTACGATGAAATCAGAAGCAGTCATGTCGGTAGTCGGTTCACTCACTGGACAGCATGTTCATGTTGAGTTCAAGTCGGAGAGCAAGCCAGCCAAAGAGTTCAAGGGGCATACCCTTGAGAAGATCACCTCTGGGGCGTTTCGTGCAGGGATTGATTATGCCAATCTCTCTGAAGTGAAGGAGGCAATCGCTCGTGGGGAGAGGGGGGAAGTTGAGCCTCTTCCTTGGGGAACATGGGCAAAGTTCCCTTTCCACATCACGCACAAGGAGAAGGATTACCTTCGCCTCTACCCAGCAACAGGGGGCGTGATCCAAGCACCCAAGGTGACATACCTTGTGGATGGCAAGGAGGTTGCCAAGGAGGAGTATCAGGGGATGCTCACCGAGAGCAACAAGAAACCCAACCCGAAACCTTGTTTCGTGGTTCAGATGGATAACATCATCTCCATAGGCTAGACCCTACTAGCGTCTTACGCAAAGACCCTCACCGAAAGGTGGGGGTTTTTTTTTGTGTCTCGATCAAACTCGATGACTCGACACCCAAACCCGTCCGCCCTCGATGGCTGCGTAAGACGCTGTTATCTGGACATCTATTTACTTTCAACGTCTTACGCAAAGAATCTATTCCTAGCTGAAAGATTTTTCTTGCAGATGGATTTGTTTTCCCTATTATCAGCAATACAGAAGAGTCAACTGACCAAACCGACACCCACAACGATGGCACACATGATTGAAGACACAGACATACAGGTAGGAATCGAACAAGCATGGCACGGACTCACCAAGGTCAAGCCCGAAATCAAACTCGACGAGGATTGCGAAATCTCCTATCCCATGATCACCCTCCCTCTCACCTATAAGGTCGGAGAGAATGAAGTGGAGACTCCCTTCAAACAGATTGTCTCTCTAGATAATGGTCTGCCCATTGGCAATCCAGTGAGTGACAAGTATTGTCTCATCACCAACGAACAGGTTCTATCCATGATCAAGGATGCACTCATTGGAACCCAGAACAAGGTAGTTTCCTTGGGAAGCGTCTGCTCTCGTTCAAAGGTATTTGTTTCCATCAAACTCTCCGACAACATTGTTGCAGGGAACAGAGAGCATGAGAATATGCTCAACATTACTTGGGGTCATGGTGGTATCTCTGCTCTGATTGCCAACTCTGGTCTCACCTGCATCGTGTGTCAGAACACCCTCACCCTTGCACTCTCTCGTAAAGGAGAGTTCAACATGAGAATCAAGCACACAAAGAATGCCGCAAACAGATTGGATGGCATGAGTGAGGCAATCGACAGGCACTATGGAGTGACAAGAGAGTTCCAAATGGCAATGGACTCTATGGAAAGCATGGATTGTGAAGAGGAGACAGCAAGGAAAATCACCTTCGGTATCCTCACTCCTCCAACCTTTGAAGCAGATACAAAGGTTTCAACTCGCACTATCAACATGGTGGACAGGGTAGTGGATCTCTATAAGACAGGCAAAGGCAACAGGGGAAAGACTATGGCTGATCTCTTCAGTGGAGCAACCGATTACTTCTCCCATGAATCCTCTGGGGGAGACAAGAATCCTTGGAAGCAATATGTTTCCAGTGAGTTCGGTTCTGCTAGTGAGAGCAAGAGGGATTGGTTCTCCATTCTCACCGATGACAAGGAAACCAACAGAGTCAAAGCAAGGGGTGAACAGATTCTTCTAGTGGCATAGACTAACCTCCAACCCTTCAGCAAGAGCCTTCCATCCTTCGGGGTGGGAGGCTTTTGTTTTTATAGCACACTTTGAAAAAACAAAACATGGTGTCGCATTACCACGAGTGTCCACCCGCAGCGGGGTGCTGCCACGTGCGTAAGACGCTGTTATTAGCAAATTATTTACTATCAACGTCTTACGCAAAGATTGAAAAGATTTCTGAAGATTTCTCTTGCACTTCAACAGGCTTGTTGTATTCTCTTAATCGTAATCAACAACCACTATGAAAACACTCAAACCAAAACGCTTCTTCTTCCACTACTACAAGGCAGAGTCCGTCAAGCAAGGTCGCAATGTCCTTACCATGCACTGGGAGAAGGTCTGTCATATCGTCCACCATGTCAAGACTCATGGAGTGGATATTGAAACTCACGCACAGAAACGCCAACCTCGTTGCATCATGAGGGGGTTTGCAAAGGAGATCATGTTTGAACACAAGATCAATAACAACAAGGTGACAGAGACCACAGCACACCTTTACTAATTTACTCGTAGTGGGGTGATAGCAAGAACCCTCATCCTAGAAATAGGGTGAGGGTTTCCCCACAACAGCGTGTTACAATAACACATGGTGTCGCATTACGATGCGTAAGACGATAACACTTACAGCGTCTTACGCAACCTCTTGCCCAAAAAGGTTTTAGCGTCTTACGCAAAGATTCTTCAGAAAGTTCTTGCCCTGCCCAGAGACCCTGCTAGATTGATGTCTGTGAGGCACAACCTCCTCACCACCCACTACCATGACAAAGCAAACCATCCTGTTCCACATCGCCTGTCGCAACATCTGCCAGATGTCGCCAGAACTGGAAACCAAGGTCTACAATGAGATCGAAGATTGGTGCAACGGAGACGGACAAAACCCCAACCTGACCAAGGAGCATTACCTCCAGATGTATTGGGATCAACATGGTGCGCCCCTTCCTTGGGAGACCGAGTCGGAAGTCACATGGGTCGATCTGGTCAAGGATCTGGTCGAGTCACTTAACTAACATCACCAACTAACTTCCAAGAAACCCTCACCGAAAGGTGGGGGTTTTTTTGTGTCTTTTTCGGATGTTAGGCGACCCCCCAGACTGCTGCGTAAGACGCTAATACCCAGTAATGTTTTGGATATCAACGTCTTACGCAAAAGATTTCTGGTTATGATTCAGCGTCTTACGCATTGAAAATCCTTGGAGCTATCAGCGTCTTACGCAAAAGATCCCAAACTTTTTTCTTGCCCTGCCTCACACTTTCCTGCATAGTCCAATTCGTGAGAAACAACCCTCTCACCTCCACTAAAATGAACCAATACAACAACAACACCATCAATGATTCCATCCTCAACTGGAACATGGGTGGCAAGCGAAGGAACTACAATCTCTTCGGAGATCCAAACGCACGAATCATCGTCACTGCCAAGACAGGCGTGAGCGAACTGGGAACTGCATACATCACCCTTCAACAGGGAAACAACAAGCGAGTTATCTGCCCTATGGACAATAACTCCTTTGTCTGCGTCACGAACCTCTTCAAGGCTTCGGGTGTGCGAGTAGTCGGGTATGCTCATCACGAGGGAGGATGGGCATTCATCGTCCCATACAAGTATATGGCTCAACTGGAATACCTCCTCGGAGTCGCCTAAAACTTTTAGTAGAGGGGGAACCCCTACTGCTCTTCGGAGTGGTAGGGGTTTTTTTGTGCCTCGACAACAAATCCGTCATCCCCAGACTGCTGCGTAAGACGCTAATACCCCTGACAAATATCAGCGTCTTACGCAAAGATTCCCACGATTCTTGTTGCATCCTCCATCGTCTTTCACTACCTTCTAACTCGTGAGGCACAACCTC